CAATCACAATCCTTGATATTATGCTTTTTAATATATTGTTTTTCTCTTTCTTGTCGATATGCGCCCACACATCGGCAAGTTTTTTTATGTTCTCGTAAACAACTTCTTTCTTCTGACTGTTTCTTTCGTTTTTTTCTTCCTCGGTTATCTTTACTTTCATTTCAGAAATGCTTTTTTCAGTGTTCTTAATCATTTCTAAAACTGTGTCATTTCCATCGGAATAAAGAACATATAGCCTTTTTAATTTCACCTGTTCTTTTTCAAATTGTGACTGCATTATTTCAAGTTTGCTTTGCTTTTCAATAGGCTTGCACTCTGAAAGATTTAAGGATATTTTTAAAATTTCACTTTCTACCTGTTTTTCAATATCAGCAGCCCATTCCAAAGAATTGTTACAGTCGGGATTGAAATTAGGCAAATACTTCATTGCTTTATCACGAGAACAGCAATATATTTTATGCTTTCCGTGCGTCCACTTCTGATACCGCATCTTGCATCCACACACACCACAATAGCACAATCCTGTTAACAAGTTGGCATCCGTATGACAAGCAGTTTTGTTTTTCCTACGTGATTTTCTGATTTCCTGTGCAAGTTCAAACCTTTCTTTATCAAAAATAGGTTCATGAAGTCCTTGATATACATTCCCTTTATATGGGATCATACCTATATTGACAACTCCGGTAAGCACATTTCTTACAAGTACCTCACTGTGAAATCCTAATGATTCCTTGATATATAAATCAGAATAACCACCAATAAACATATCAAGTGCTCTGTTTGCTTGTTCCTTACGTTCTGGTATAGGAATGAGTATTCCTTTCTCCTTGCTATAATTATAGCAATACGGAGTATTAGCACCACCAATCCAGTAACCTTGTTTGATTCGCTCCAACATACCGCCACGCATACGAAGCATCATAGTATTTTTGTCAAGTTGTGCAAAAACAGCCATCATCTGTGTGTATGCCTGCTCCATAGGGCTGTCATAACTTACACTGTCATGGACACATTTGAATAACACTTGGTTTGGTTGAAAAACTCTTTCAATTATGTATAATCCATCAATCATACTTCTTGAAAGCCTGTCTAATTTAAACGCAACAACACATTTAACACGTTTTTTTATGCAGTCGTTAATAAGTCTTTGCAATTCCGGTCTATCCATATTTGCACCGGTATATCCATCATCAACATACCAGTCAGCTACAACCAGTTCATTTTTCCGGCAAAAAAGCTCTATGTCTCTTTTTTGACTATCAAGACCGTTGCCTTCTTCTGCCTGTTTTTCCGTGGAAACACGCATATATGCGACACATTCCATTTTATTTACACTCCTTTCAATATATAAAGAATGTGCCGTATTTATCATACATACGACACATTCTAAAGCCTTTTTACAATGGTGTCAACAGCATATGGATGCTATAATCTCAATAATTTCTTTTGGCAGAGAAACATCTTCAATATCAACATCTTTGCCGTCTTGTGTAACTCTAACCATTTTTTACCTCCAGTCTGTTTATTTTTTCATAAACCTTTTTAGATATTCTGTTGACCGTTCTGTCACATACATTAATCTTTTGTGCTGTTTCTGTAATAGTTTTTCCGCAAGAAAGCATTTTAAACACTTTCTCTTCCTCTTCCGTGAAATTGGCGTTCCGGAAGATTTCTTCAAGTTCTGGCTTAGTCAGTTTTGACAACTTCATAAGCCAGTCTCCTTTTCTAAATTTCAGTTTAGATGTTCATAACACCAGACTTCCATCCTGCTTTTTTAGCCTCTTCTGAAAGAATCTCATTTTCTTCAGCTATAGCCATTTTTCTTTGTTGTTTTTCTAAACAATATATTGATAAAATTTCATCCACCAACTCATTAATACTACATAACATATCTCCGTCAACCTCTTCGGTTCGTTCTGCATCATTTAAAATATTTTTTATATCTTCTGCACATTCATGTATTTTTCTCATACAAATGCCTCCATAAATCTTAATATTTCAGTTTACTGATCCTTATCTCTTGCTATTGCTTCCCGAATCCTGTCTGCAAACAGAGCGCAGGCTTCATCTACCGATGCAATATTATCTCTTATATCCTGAGTTGGTATATCAAGTTCTTTTCCAAGTTCATAGAGTACCTCGCAGACACCATCTGTATAAGTTGCCTCCTGCGCCGATTTCTCATAATTTGAACATTCAAAAAGACTTTCAGCAATATCAAGTCCTTTGTTCAGTCCCTCCATGTAAGATCTTTCTTTTTCCGATCTAAGCTGTGACGCTCTTTCCTGTATTGCTCTTGAATCATTGATTGCTTTGAGAGCCTTGTCCGTATCAATATTTGTTGCTTTATACATTTTTTCTACCTCCATTAAATTCTAATTCAACTGCTTAATTGTCAGAAAAATAATCGAATACAATTCTTGCTTTTTTAGAGATTTCTTTGCCTATTTCCTCTTGCTGTGTTCCCTTCGTAAGCGTTTCTATTATCATTAAAAGCACATTTTCTGTATTGTAACGAAAGTCAATATGATTACCAATCAAACGATTATTAGACCATGCGCTATGTGATATTTCCTCGACAGTGGGAATTTCAGCTATTTTATCTATCAGATATTCAGTCTTTTTAGATAACGAAAGTTTATCTTTTGGCATTTCAAATACCTCCGCTAAATCCTAATTTAACTTATTTAAAACAACTCAAATAGAAACTCAAATTTTTTAGTTCCTGGTTTCACTTCCTACGCAAACCGGAGTTGCCCGGTCTGATCTGCTTCTATTCTCATGTTCGGTGTACGCTCTCCTATTCGGAGATCACTGCAGTTTGCAGATACCAGTGCTTCTGCCATAACCGGCACTACGCTGTTACCTATCCTTGCCACTCGCTCCACAATAGGATATGTTTTTCCTGCAATATCCCTATCAATGATATAATCATCGGGAAATCCCTGCATCAGCTTCAATTCTTCCGGCTTCAGCATCCGCAGAAAAATGTCTTTTATAACATATTGCTCTCCATCAATCTCAATCAGAACATTCACCAGTCCGAACCGATCCTTTGTGGTAATGGTCCCAAGCGGCTTATCCAATGTCTGACCACAACCGGTTCCGTAATATTTGACCATAAACGCAGATACAAGTCCGAAATGTCCAGGGGAAGTGGTGATCGTATGCAGTGGCTCGTCACACCCCTGCCCGATCCCGGTCTTATAAAACTTTGTGACAAATGCGGTTACCAATCCGTACCGGTTGCTGGTATCAATAGTCTTGATAGGATCCGTAAGGAACTGTCCCCGGGAATCCCCCTGCCTGGTTTCACCGTGATACTGGATGATAAATGCCAGTGCATCCTTACTTTTGACGATATACGGATGTGGATTATCAATAATATACTTCCTCACACCATTACCGATTCTGTCCATTGTAGCCGCCGCCAGTGGCTTCTTACGCTCAAATATGGATGTTCCAAGATCAGACCAGTCAATATAGTCACCGCATTCTTTCCATTTCGGTAGTAGTATCCCATCTTTACTGTATGTAGGTGCTGGCCAGACGATTTTATTTCCATCTCGCCGGAAGATTGCATACCATCTTTTCCGTGTCGTAGGTGCCCCATAATCCGCAGCCACAAGTTCCCGACTATCGAAATCATATCCAAGAGAGGTCATTGCTGTAATAAACTTACGGTAGTCCTCTCCCCTGCGTTCCGGTATCGGGTGACCGTCTGCATCCAGCGGACCCCACTGTTGTATCTCTTCAACATTCTCCATTATGATTACATCTGGCAGTAGCACTTTTGCGTGCTTGTACACCGCCCAGGGAAGTATCCGCAATCCTTTTTTGCGTGGTTGCCCGCCCTTTGCTTTGCTATGGCTCGTGCAGTCAGGCGATGCCCACATGAGAGCCACATGGCGATCTCCAACATACTTTTGCAGATCTACCTTAAAAATATCCTCTGTCAGGTGCAATGTGTCAGGGTGGTTTACCATGTGCATCCGTATAGCCTGCGGATCATGGTTTACGGCAATGTCAACAGATCTTCCAAGTGCCATTTCTATTCCTACGCTTGCGCCGCCACCACCGGCAAAGCAGTCAATGATAATGTTATTTTTCATGGCATCACCTCCGGCATAAAATCAGATAATCGCATTTGTGCCATTTCTGCATCTAATCTCTTTTTGGACAAATCATAATAATGTTTGTCCAGTTCAAAGCCAACATATGGATGGTTGGTTCTGTAGCAGGCTATCAAGCTGCTGGCACTGCCTACATGTGTGTCCAAGATAATGTCTCCGGGCTTTGCATAGCGGTTTAGGAGCCATTCATATAGTGCTACCGGCTTTTGTGTAGGGTGGATACGCTTTTCATTTAATGCCTTATTCCCCTGCTGAATAGTTCCTTCAGTAATGGACTTTCCCTGAAACATTCCGTTCCACATATAACTGAACAATCTTACAGAATCATGCATACTGCAGTAAGCGATCTCGCAGTCTGAAAAATCACTGTTACCATTGCACTTGTCCCATACAATTCTTCCTGGACTGAATGGATATTCAAAATAATTACATCCCCAAATTATCTGCTCTTTTGACACCCTAAACAATTCTTTGAAATAATCTTCATCCGGCACCTGCCAACATTCTGACTTTTCGTATATCCTCTGTACACCTATTGGAGATATCTTTTTACCATAGAATCCTCTTCGTTCAGGTCCTGAGAAATACGGTGGATCCACAATCGCAAGGTCAAAGTAACCATCCGGGAACTCTTTCATCCCATCCATGCAATCCATGTTGTAATATCCAAAATCCATTACGGCTCCTTTCTCTTATTTCTGTGCTAAATAGCACATAATTCCACAATCCGGGAATATTTCTGTGTTCATGTCTCCACGGTTTACCGGGCATTCGTTATTCCTTTCTTACAATAGTTTCTGCCTGCTCCTTGTACATCTTCCCCGCCATCTGCACCAGATAGTGCTGTAAGGCTTCTTCAACGCTGATTCTGTGCTTCACGCAGTATCGGTCAACGTACCGCTTAAAGTCGTTATTTTTTTGATACAGTACTTCGTATTCATCAAACTTAACCTCGACATTTTCAAGTTTGGTACAATCAACTCGTTCCATCTGCATCACACTCCTTCCGGCTTTTCGCACCGTTCATATTCGATAGCCCACACCCACGGATTCGCATCCCAGCCGTAGCGGTCAAGATCGGATTTCTTGATGGTGGAGTTCCAAAGTTTATGAAATCCATCGATCATATTAGGGTCTCCACCACTATCTGGGTCCGAAAACGTTGGATGCCATCCATTATTTTCGTAGCATGCTTCATCCCAAGGATCTGTTCCTTCCATGCATGCTTGTTCCTCTGTAATCTCCTGCAACCGCTCCACCCTCACATCCGTAACCTTAAGCCAGATACGAGCAGCTTCTTTCGGCATATGGATAGATGGGTGCCACCTTGCATCTCCATATATTTCATCTGTTGCCCGGTACATATAACAGCCATAGCTTTTATTCAAGACGTTCTGTTGTGGTTCTTGGTAACAATTTCCATGTTCGTCTCCCTCGCAACAACAACAATCAAAATGTTCCCATGTTTCCCGTACATACAAGATATCGCCTGGACAGATAGGACAGGTTCTCTCCGCTGTACTTAACTGTTCCATCTGTTCCTTATCAGCAAAGTTATGTACTGCATAAGTCCTCCTGTCAGCATTGTAAAAATCCATATCCGGTACGGTATACTCATTTGCATCTTTGCATATACGCCGGGTGCAGGTCTTCCGTCCGTCCAGAATCGCCCGAACCATTTCTGTATTGAATAAAATCGGTTTAATTGCCATCCGTTTCACCTACTTTCTCAAAATAGAACTTTATCGGTTCTCTGTTTTCCTCCACCGTACCTATCTGCCGGTACTGCTGAACTTCTTCCAGTGCCTTGATTGCCATCTCGTAACCTTGGATTTCGTTTTTTCTCTCGTAATTCTGTATACACATTTTGGCTAAATCAATAGATGTCTCAAGTTCTTTGATTGCTTCATTCTCCGTCATATCCACTCCTCCTTAACTCCATTTAAAATCCTCACAAGGTCTCATTCTCCGCTGATTCTTACCCCTTTTATTGCATATTCCCCAACCACCGTAATGACAATCTTCGCAGGTAATCGGATATTGATTTAAATTTTCCTCAATACATTTCTTGCACTGGTAAGAATTTTGATTATACACATACCGACAATTACGATTCTTGCGTTTGCATGTCTCCATATTTCTCCTCCAACAGTTCCGGATCGTCAAATACGTTTCCGACAACCTCATAAATACAATCACTGCTTATACGTGGCTTCGATAATCCGTACTCATTACTTGTCCGATAAAATCCGGCATAATTTTCATCCCAAAGTACAGTTCCGGTGCAATAGTTTTCTGGATGTGCATCATCATTGTAATGCTTAACAATATCATTCTCCCAAATTATAGTACCGTTCTTGTCCTTAAGTCCGGTGCACCAGCAGACGGTTTTAGGTATAACCTCTACAATCTTATTTCCATGACTATTTTTTCCGCTATCAACGTCATAAAACTTTTCCGGCTCATTTACGATAATTACCGTCTTTTCTCCAAGGACTGCACAAAATCCAGTTACCCACTGTTTTCTAGTCCCTATTGGTCTTGCTTTACATAAATATCTATCCTGCATCCTCATTCCTCGCTCTCTGCCTTAAGCCATTGTTCCACCTCTGTAACAGAACACATTGCTACGCCGCCCTCAATGGTCTTTGCGCTACCCTCATCATATGTTTCGATTGAACAAATGAAATCTAAAAGTTCCTCGTCCGTCATGCTCCTGATCCGGTCTGCGTTGGTCATAGGTGCGTAGTGCTCGCAATCTCTTTCTATGTCCTCATGCGGACAGTCGTTGATTTTCTCACACCATGAGTACGCATCAAACCCATTATCCTTTGTTTCTAAATTCTTGCAGTTATTACATCTCGCCATCTTCCACCTACTTTTCTTGCAAAAATCTCTTTATGACATCAATATCTCTGTCCAGCACGCTTAAATGCTCTTTGTTCATTTTTTGATAGACAATCAAGGGGTTCTGTCTTCCTGCCTTTTTCGCTCTTAATACTTCCCATATACCTTTCGGTTCTTCAATCGTCCATCCGGTTTTGATAAGCCATTTGCTAAAAGCATATAATTTGTTGCTATGTAATGTGTGTCTATTTGCCATCTTCTTACTCACTTTCCATGTACGGCTCCGGCAGTGGCATCCAGGCTGTGATTTCAATTTCATCATCAACAACATCAGGTTCATAATATCCGTATTCCTTGAGATAATCTTCACATACTGCCGAATACCAGTACCATTCCCCCTCGTAGCAGATACCAGTTGCTGTGAACGGTACATCTTTAATGCTTGCATAATAAGGATCCGGATTGTGGTTTACCCATGTAATATTGACAGGAACATAATCTTCCGGCAGTCTCTCGCTTACCGGAATCCATACCGGCTGATTCTGCAAGGCGGTGATTGCCATTTGTAATGCATCCTCACAGCAATGATTCACTCCTGTTTGTCCGTACAGAGGACATTCTTCACAAACCTCTGAGTACCGTTCACTCTGAGCCTTTAAGCAGTAAATAACTTCTTCTCTCTCCATCCTTGCTCCTTTCCGGAATCCTCGGCTTGCTCTCCACCATCACTGGATAGCTGCACTCATACGGCTTTGTGCGTCCGATTCTAATAGCATCAGCAACCGGGTGTGTATCCATGTATAGTAAGTCACCGTTCTGAAAGTTTCATGTTCCCTCTCTCATACAGCTACACTCCTTTTTCCGTATGTACTTGCGATTCTGTATACATTGCAAATTTCTCTGTAATATATTTCCTGTGCATGGATATGAGCATCCACACGGTCAAGTTCCGTCTCACACCACTTTGCAAATTCTTCTGTGGACAATGGTGTCTCCAAATTTTCAAATTTTTCTCTGTTGTCAATCACAAAACACACCATGTCAACCGGAATGTGGTTCAAATCCGCAAGAATCTGAATCTGTTTATCCTTGTCCTCTGCTTTTTCATAATTCGCCAACAATTCATAACCTGTCATCTGCATCTATATCACCTCTTATCAAGTTTGATTTCTTTGTCGTAGCAATTTTTCTTTGGATTTCCCTCTACTGGGGAAACCATCTTTTTAGGGTCTGTAGTGTATGATCCGTTTAGTTTCACACCTATTTTGCTTTTTTCATCCACATAGCATGACGGCTTGTAACGATCCGGTGGAATGTAATTGTGAATGCGCCAGTGCTTTACAAGCATAACACCACTATCGAAAGATAAAAGGAATCTATTGTCTATCAATGCTTTCAAATCATCATCAGAAGCACCGCACATCCTTATGATTTTCCGTGGATTATTCACGAATCCGTCATCGTCAGCGTTCATACAGATATGGAAATAAAGCATTTGAGCCGTAGCAGGAATATCCAAAAAAGCATCACTCTCAATTATTTTTGCGCTGAACATTCGTTTTTCTGCCATTTATAACTCCTTACTCAAAAATAGGCTTCTCAATATAGATCCCGGTATTTTCCACCAGTTCTCTCCATAAATCCATGAAATACTTTCCGTTGCACTTGTCTCCAGCTTTGTCCATGTGGTCAGAAAACTTATCCTTGAAATTCGTCAGCTTCTTCTTACCAAATCCATCTTCCATAAGAATTACCATTCCATATAGGATGTACCTTGTGGACAACTCATTGATAAGATTGTTACATCTGACCTGTTCCTGGATGCATTTCTGCGCTACAACCGACTTGTAATGTGGATAATCAGCTTCGGTAAATTCCTTGTACTCAATCGTCCAGTCTGCAAAATCGTTAAGCCTACTCTGTAACTCCGTATAATGCTCATTCTCGTACTTTTCGTTGTACTCGGTGAATTTACCGCAAAAGTCGGAAAGTCTCGTCTGTGAGTACTTGTAGTCTTTCCACAAGGTATAGCAGAACAGTGTCAGTATTCCGGTGAATGGACTTCTCTCCGCAGACTGCTTCAAAAGTTCTGTCTGCCGCATGATTTTCAAAATTTCCTGCGGATTGTCATATCGTTTTGGCATTTTATGTATCACCTCTTTTCAAGTTCTGGCTCTTTCCTTTTGCAATGAGTAGCACCGTATTCTGATTTTCCTACATATTCGTAGCAATCAACACATTTCCATCTACCACTTTGATACGGTTTGTGAGTACGTCCGTTGATTGAGTGCATTGTGTTTGGGTACTCATTCCAACAGCTACAATCGTAATTTTTTTCGCTCATGTAATCTTCTCAAATTGCTTTAACAGGCATTCCTTACAAAACTGTACACCGTCAAACTCGTAAAGTTCCTCTACCTCTTCCTTACAATCATCGCAATACAAATGTTTCACATTTATGTTCGGGCACCTATTGCCGAGACATGGATAAGCTTCCGTTGCGCATCCGCAGCATTCACCTTCGTATTTCACCATTTTCTGAAAAACTCCTTTAATTTATTGCATACTTGCTGAAATCTATACTTAAACAAATACTTTTTAAAAGATTCAGTTCCGTATTGATAGCAAAGATACATAATTTGTTTTTGAGTAGAAAGAGATTCATAAAACTCCTTGTCAGTTTCTTCAACGTATTGTAAAAGTACTTCATAGTCTGTTTTATTCATTACTTTCACCGTCCTTTTCTCCATGCAAAAGTTCCATAAACTTCTGATACTGTTTCTGTGAAACTGAATTGTTCTGCTTCTCAGGCTTCAAACTGATGACCAAATGTTTATCTGCAATGTTCGATAGTTCCCTTGCAAGATTGATTCTGCCTTGTGCCAGTCCATCACGGTAACCTTTTCCCGGTCGGTACTCTGCGATCTGCTTCTTTCCATCACCTTGACCACCGGCTGTTTTGTTGCGAAGTTGGTAACCCTCGTCCGCATAACGCTTAATCCAGTACTGCTCCCACTTGTCCAGTTCTTCTACCGGATAATTTAGGAATCCGATTTTCCAACCGTATATATTTTCCACAGAATATAATCCGTGGCTTTTCATGGATAAATCAATGTGCTGGTATCCGTTAAGATGCCCTGCCAGTCTTTGTAGTAGGTGTACCGCCTGTCCCACATACGCAAAACGAAAACCATCCTCGTCTGTTCTTGTCAGAAAGTAAATTCCACTTCCATCGTCCACATGGGGATTGACCGCCAGTATTCTTTCACGATTCTTTCTCTCTATGGATTTTGCTTTTGCTATATTCTTCCAATCAGCCAACCACATCACCGCCTTTCAAATGGAATCAAATATCCGTCCGGCAAGGCATTTATAATATTTCTCAATGCCCCATATCCTGTCTTTTGCATATTGACTAAAGCATTGCTTTGACAGGTATTCAGTTCGGATATGTTGGAATCAATGCCATTCATTATTTCACTTCTTAATTGCGGTGTAAGTGGTCTATAAAATGTGTCAGACATTCGCACCTCCATTTCTGTAATTTTCCAGTCTTTCAATCATGGTCTCTCTGCTAATATCTCCGCTCTCATGCCACTCTACCGCATGAAAAACATCGTTAAGATTCTCACTCAAAACCTCAATTCTGATACTTGCCGACCGGATATACTCAATCAACCGCTGTGTATCTCGTGCTATGTCCTCGTAACCGTACAACTGTAAGTGTTGCACCATAATTTCAAGGTTGGAGATACTTGACGGCTCCATTAGCTCATTGACATCCTTGTAGCACAAATAACCAAAACTTCCACCACTCAAAATGGGCACTCCTTTCCATGCTGTAAAATCCATTCCTTGCCTGCTGCCGCATAGTCCACATTCGCTAATGGAGCAATCTTTTTTACCTCTGCGACACATTCACTGGGTTCTGCATTATCTCGGCTTAAATGGCACAATATGACGTTCTGCAGGGCATCTGATTTGTTCGCAATGACAAATTCCTTTACTGTTTCCAGTTCCATATGACCACGGTATACATGGTATTTCTTAGCATCGTTGGAATCCTCTGCAATGTACTTCTTCTGATAGTTACATGAAATAAGGATGTGGTTTACTTCATTGAACCGCCACTTAACAAATTCCGTGTCAGTTACATAAAGCAATTTTCCAATTTCCGGGTGAGTAATCAGAAATCCATAACAAGGGCATTCTGAACCGTCAGCGTTGGTATGTGTCCACTTACCATCCAGTGTCGTAAGATCAAATGCCATTATTTTTCCACCAGTAAACCCTATTTCCATAGGTTCTAAACTCTCATATGGCTTAAATACTGGTATTCCCATGCGTTCAAGGTCTGATACGGATAATGAGTGGTCTTTGTGCGTATGGGTGCATATCGCACCCACAACGCACTTAATATCCCAGTTAAGACCACGTTTTATGTCCATGATAGGGAGTCCTGCATCCAGTAAAAGTGTTTCACCGTTATCTGCCGTTAGAAGATAGCAGTTACCTGAAGAACCGGATCCTAAACATTTTAGCTTCATGTTTCTACCTCAATTTCGTCATCTTTTGGAAACTGAAATATGCAGTTATTTACATATTCAACTTTTGATGGCTCATTGTTCATGGTTTGAACTATAATTCCACTATTTTTCAATTTTTCAAACTGTTTTACCACATCTTCTGTAATTTCAACATTTTGAAAAAGAATCGGCATACCAACGTATGCTTTTCTAAGCATTTCCATAGCTTTCTTCGATTTTTCTTCTTTGGAATATGTAGCTACAACGCCATGCGCAATTTCTGAGGGTCTGGCAATAATATCTCTTATCGCAACAATGGAATTATCTTTTGTAATTCCAAAGCAAAAATTTTCATATGGAATATCAGTTCTACCGTCCTGTGAAATAATTCTCATGGTGTCCTCCCTACTTAAAGCAATCCGGTGTCTCTGCGCTGGAAATGTCAGTCTCTGCGGTCTGCGGTACTTCCTCAAATGTTGCGTCAGGAAACTCGATAGTGTTTGCATTTGCCTGTACCTCTTCTGCCACAACTTTTTCCACATCAAGTTTCACATCGGAAACATCAGGAAATTCTTCCTGCGCATACAAACCTTGGAATTTATCCGGAAAAGCTTCTCTTAATGCCTGTACAACAGCAACTTTTCTTATCATTGTTGCAGGCTTTTTAGACCATTGACCGTTGATTGTTCCATCTTTTTTTCTTCCAACATATTCATCGAAAGATACTGACTGGTACTCCGGTGTCTCTCTTCCTTTGATAAACACTTTAGCCCAACCTCCTACAATAGATTCGTCCTTAAGGACAAAAGAACCTTCTCTTTCTTCAACGGAGCCATCTTTCTTCTGAACAATAATTCCTGCTTTTTTTCCTGCATAATTCGGATTTGCATCGGCTCTTTTTGTAAAAACATCTTTTCCGGTAACAATAGTAGCAGGATCATTGTTTCCAAACTTAATGAGGTATGCTTCTTTCAAAAAAGGATTAAGATGCTGATATCTGCAAAGAGACATAAACATCATTACTTCCTGATCCGATACGTTTCCACCACCGCTTACAAGGTACTTTCTTACCGTTGTTGGGGAAATTTTTACAATTTCCCCATTTGATTCGTATTCCACAATTCCTGTGTTTTCCTGCTTCTTTTCGTCTGCCATACTGTAACCTACCTTTCTACTTTTTTGATGCCGTCAATTTTGATGATGAATACCTGGCTTGTCTTTGGATTCTGAATAAGCGCAAGGCGAAAATTATGCAGCCTGTCATGCTTCGCAATGTTCAAAACCTTTGCAACCATTCCGTCTTCAACAGAAACTCCATTAACAAAATTTTGCCTATAACTTCCAAGTCCACTCCATGTATCGTACGTTGAATAGCAACCACCGCTTCGTGTTACCTCTACCATGTCCCCGACATGGATTTCGCTGTCATTCTCTTCCGGTTTGTAGTTTTCAAGGACAACATACTCTTTGTGCCATAAACCAACATTTTTCTCAGATTTTTTGCAAATACATCCTAATGCCGTAACGTAATTTACTTTGAAAATATCTCCGTTTTTATAAGGAATCAAACAAGGCATCGCATAAACAATCTTGACGTACTCACCGACTTTAGCCTTTCTTTTCACCTCACGAACACCGTTATCAGGCTTCACATCTTCGCCCATCAACCGGTTAAAAGCCAACTTAACACCAGTACGGAAATCAAATTCATCAGCCGGATTGCATTTTGCTTCTGCTCTATCTCCAGTGGACTTGTCCAGCGCAACTACTTTATTGTCATTGCGGTAGATTACTATGGTTTCGTCCTTTATTATTTCTAATTGTTCTTCGCAAAAATACCAACAATGCTTTCCATAGTAAGTTTTACCACTTTCTGTATAGCCTCTTCCGTCATGCCCTTCATTCCAACCACCAAACTTTACAAGAACATTTTCATAATCTTTTGAAAAATCGACTACAATACCTTTTTTCTGATTTATTTTTTCAACTACTCTGTCTCCAACCTTAAATTTACGTTTTTCCATATTACAATCCCCACTTTCTGTCAAAATCTTCCATTGACTTTGTAACCTTTGCATTAAACACAACAGCAGAAATCACCATGATTGCATAGACAACAAATGCTAAAATCTCCGGCAGTAGTACAAGCCACCATGACCAGCTAATCACTCCAAGTAATTTCAGAACAATGAAAAGGATCGTTAAAACCTCTGTAAATCCCATGCTATTCTTCCTCGCTTTCCGGCTTAATCATAAAGCCACCCTGATGCACTGTCACATCAGCTTTGTAAATCTCCTTGATGCTTCTAGGCATCACATGGAATGTCACATCTGTATCAGCAATCTTGCCTTTGAATTTCAAGGCTCCACGGTCTGAAAGTCCCAGGTACACACCCACGCAACACTTGTCATCAAAATTGAATATCACGGTGTCACCGGCATCGATTGTTTCTCCTCTTGTTGTTAAAACGGAAATGACGGTCTCTTTCTTAATCTGCATTCTCCGCAGCTCCTTTCTTTTTTTTAAAACAATTTATTTATCAATTCCATTGCGTATGCTGTGTCAACCTTGGAATCGCCAGTATCTTCCATGTGCTTCTGTAATTCTTCTACCATCATCTGAAAGTAAGTTGTATCTACACCAGTCAACTGTTCTTCCAACACTTTTACATCTTTCAAATCCAGTTCATTTAACTGCATACACATTTTTACATACTGTCCAGCGTTGATATGGTATCCACGCTCAATATACTTTCTCGTTCGTATGATAGAGCAAAGCGGATATTTAGAGCCTACATAATACAACTCCTTGTTGATAATGCATTCCAACGCCTTAGTGGGAAGAAATACCTCGTTATCCCACGAACTCCATGCACAAGTACAGTGAACGAAATCATAATTCTTGTGAATTTCCTCTACTTCTCCATAAAACCTTGTAACAATCTGAATCTTATTCGAAAGACTTATTGCATTGCTTGTAATAAAACGTGGTCTGTATTTTTCTTTGGAATCCGAATCCGTTTCTGCCTGTTCGTGCTCTATTCCAACTGCTTCATCCTCATCTGCAATTCCTTTAGACTGTACGAAGCATTTTACCGCACCATTATCACTGCCGGTTGCTTTTGCCAATTCTTCTCCCCACATAAGAGTGACTGGTTTATCTTCATGTAAAGTGTTCCACTTATCAACATAGTATTTTGCAACTGTAATACACGCATCTTTTGTTTTGAAATATACATCATAGTCATGCACTGGCTCCCCTGTTAAAAGGGAAACTAATGCACCACCTGTAACAATGGTGTTTTCTTTCACTACAGTTTTTACTCTTTCATCATCAATGCTCTCCATCCACTCACGAAGTTTGCTACCTAAATGCCGCTTGATATTCTTACTGTTCATTCTTCGCTTCCTCCACTTTCAGACTCGCATCATCACTTCTGCGGAACATAATCAACTGACTGTCAACATCAGGAATCTTCCAAGGGTCAAGGCTCTCGGTATCGTCAACCATGATAGGCAATTCCACACCGCAACGCTTCTGAAACGCATTGCAAATGTCAATCTCCGTCAGAATCCTTGCTCCGTGGTTCATGTTCCGGCTGTAAGGCTCTCCACGGTATGTAAAGTCACAGCATTCTTCAGTGTCACCATTCACAAGCGGTCTGAACATCCGCACAGTACAGAAAGAAAGATACTTGTTCACATCAGCTTCCAACAGTTCGTTCTTCTTCCGGCTGAATTTCTTTAACAGGTCAAGCTGTGCCTGCACATCCGTAATCTTCTGTGCAATGTTCTTTCGCTCCTGTTCCAGTTCTGCAATACGCTTATCCACACTCTCGTTAATGCTTACACTCGCCAAAGACTTATCAACCACGGAAATGTCATTGCGGATCTGCTCTTCATCACCTTTTAACTGGATTCTGAGAAGATTCATGTCAGTGAATTTGTGCATGGCAGCTTCTTTCTCTGTAATCTGTGACTTGATAGCTTTGTATTCTTCTGTGTTGGAAATATCCACGCTTGCCGGAATGGAATTTAAGGCATTATCAGCAATGAATATCTCTTTTTCCAACCGCTCCACTTCATCCTCGGTCTTTTTCAGTTCCTCACGCTTATGCTCCAGTTCTGTCTGATCCGCTTTGATATGGTCAGCACAGGAAGAACCCTCTTTGGTAATCAATTCCAGTTCATGTGCCTTATGCGCATCAAACTCCGCTCTTAACTTCTCTTTCTTTTCTTCCGGATATTCCTGTCCACAGTAGGAGCAAATCAGAGAGTTTTCATCAAATTTAAGGCTTTTATTCAAATCCCAGCTCTTCTTCAAGTCCTGTCTCTTATGCTCATACTGTGCAATGCGCTTTTCCAGTACAGTAATCTCTTCACGAATGGTATCTGCCTTAAGCAACTCTTTCTGATGCTCATTCTGAATCTGATTCAGTGTTGTGCGCTTATCTCTTCTGTCCGCATCCAGTTTTTCATTTGCTTTCTGCTGTAATGCACTCAACTGACCTTTTAACTCAATAATTCCATCAGAAAACTTATCGTAGGACTTCATACTGTTCTGCGTATCTGTCTGCTGCTTAATGTTCTCTGACAGCTTATCCAGTAAAGCTTTCTTTTTCAGTTCCAGATCCGCAAGGTCAATATCTACTCTCTGACGGCTCACCTCGTCAATACGGCTAGGAATTTCATCTAACAGATCCTGCAATCCCTTGGTTCCATTTCTTCCCCTTGTGCCGTACAACTGCGTATTGCAACGCTTTTTCAGTTCATCAACAGTGCCGTCCTGCAGAACAGCCCTTAATGCTTCAAACTCCGGAAACTGATTGCAAATGTCATCATTACTGTGCTGACCAAACATATCAGCAAGAATTGCTCTCTGATCCGTTCCACCTTTCAGAAGAAGTGTCATAGCATTGATGCAAAGTGAAAACTTATCTTTTCCGCAGACACTCTCTTCCAAAAATGCTTCAAAATCTGCTGCCTTTTTGGGAATATCATTCACATAGTAATCCGTGACATTCCCGGTAAACTCTCCTTTCTTATTGAAGTTCTGACGGCATACTTTTTTCAGAACCTTGTCTGTACCGTCAATCTCCACGGTAACTTCTGCGGTAATATCTCCGTCGATGTCATTGCCGTCCTTATCGTGCGGTCTGATTCCGGTGATCTCTCTGCCGTTCTCGTCACGGCATCCAAAAATATACTGAATTGCTCTTTTGATCGTGGACTTACCTGTTTCATTTACACCGGAAACCTCTGTCCGGTCGTATAAATCAGTGTCCACTACGTTAGAACCATAGAATTTGCAGAAATTCTGCAAAAAGGTGTGTTTAATCCTCATTTTTCCTATCCTCCCAAAGATATAAATACAGTGAATTAACAAACATATAGATTGAGACCGGCTTGTCTGTCTCATTGATCTCCTTGTATAGCTCTGTGCTTGGGTTCATCTTATCAACAACCCACTTGATCGCCCGGTACACACTTTTTTCATTTGTGCTGTGTTTCTCTCCGATAATCCGGTAGATTTCAGAAAGTCTTCTGTTCCGATTCTCAAACATCAGCGTTTCGACCTCGATGATGTACTGGAATCCCGGCAAGTACTGTTTCAGCCCCAGTTCTACCAAGATTTTTCTTATCTTCCTTTCCATTTCCTCACTCCTCCGGCTTTCAGTCTTCTGTTACGTGGATCATGTCGTCCTCTTCGCTGATATACAAGATTCCTGCATCTAACAGTCTTGCAATCAGAATCTCATTCGCACGGACGATGGGGATAATCTGTCGCTTCTGCATAAAAATACTCCTTTCTTAACCATTTTTTCTTCCCGGTATTGCGGTTTACAATTCTGTAATAGAATGCTGTTTCACGGTCAATTTCCCACTCTTTCGGACTGTAAAATATCTTTCCGATGCACCCTTTGACGGTAAACCGCTTTTTGGCACTCATACGGTGTCCTCCGCAAGTTTTCCTTGAATCCACCATACTACATCATCAAAGTTGTTAGCCGAAAAAGAAGTAGCACCATTAGTCCATGTAAATATTTTCCCACCTTCAAATTTTGCAAAATATCTAGGTTTCCAAGGGTCACTATCGGAATCTCTTACGTACACTTTCGTGTCCACAGGCACTTTCGACCAGTCAACAGGTGGTTCAACATATTCCTGCTCTGCCCATTCTTTGAACCTTTCCCTGCATCTGCTTTTATCACTCCATGCGCAATCGGAACAAAGTATTACATTGCAATCACATAACTTTCCTTCTTTGTCCACAGCTATCTCTATACTATCAAGTGCCATGTCAATAATCTGTTCCGCATACTTCTCTCTGTTCGTCATTTTCCATTCATCCTTTCCAGTTCTGCGCTCCTGGTTAATATCCAGTCTGCGTAATCACTTAATTCTGTCTTTGTAGCTGCGTTCTTCTCTCCGTGGTAAACCATGAGTACAATTCCTACATCGCAGTACTTTTCAAACAATTCCGACAAGTAGTCGGCTCCCACATGGATATTGCCGTCCACGGAGTAGATGTCCGTCACTCCCAAACGCTCCATGCGGTCTTTATGCCATCTGTCTGAAATCTGCATCAGACCTTTGCAGCCGCCACTTTCCACATCCGGTCTGCCGGAAGATTCTTTCTCGATCATTGCCATGAGCAGTTCCGGGCAGATGCCGTATTCCTCACCGTACTTTACACACGTTTCCTGTGCTTCCTCGGAGATAAAACTGCCGGATGGCTGTGCCGTGGATGTAAATGTGATGGAGAGTGCTATTATAATAGGAAGAAACAGCTTTATTGTTGTTATAATCTTTAATATTCTTTTGTCTCTATATAACATAGAGTAGAATCACCCCCGTGAATATTCCTAATAACCAAAAGAAAACCATAAGGACAACCTCAACTATTTTTCTCATACGCAATACCTCATAGCATATCTCCTTACGATATTCTCAAAGATTACTCTCAGTCTTACATTGTCAAAAATAACCGCAATCTTTGTAGTTCCCTCTTTGATAGCTGTTTTCGTGTTGCCGGCATCTTCCATACGCTTGATTTTATTGCTCTGAAGCCTTGATAAAACACAATGTGCTTCGTTTTCCAGTTCACCGTACATCTGATTGTAAAGTGTCTGATAGTCGATACCGCTCTTTGCGGAAATATTGCGTACCTTTGCATTGATGTCTGCTTTCCAGTCTCCGATAGGCTCTGTGAAAATTTCTTTCATGTTGGTGACTGTACTTTCCAACTTCTGAACCTGTTCAGCTTGTTTCTTCTGTTCCAGTTCCTGTCTCGCCATGCTCTCAGCCATTTGCATAACCATCTGCATCTGTGGAGAAAGTTGTGACCGATTTATTACTTCTTGCTTCGTCCTGTCCTCTATGGTGATAAAATACTGTCTTGCTTCTTTGCCCCTTGCAGAATGGCTTTCCATTGACAGATGTTTTGCAAAGTCGGTAGTTAGTCGGTAATCCTTGCATTCGTTACCGTTCGCCATCGTGGCGAACCCCCACCAGTCCTTGTTTTCCTCGTAAAACTCGTTTTCCTCAATGTTTGTTTTCGCCCATCTTGCAAAATGACTTTTTTCTCCGCTCAAAAACTCATATAACGCTCTTGCAGTAGTCATTCCGTTTTCATCAACACCCAGCGCAATCTCAATGGGTGTTTTCATGTTTGATGTTTGTAATTCGTTCATTGTTCTCCTTTCTGTGGTATAATGTTCTAAAAAACTGGAGGTTTCATATGCTTCTCAAAATCGAAAGAAAAGTACTTAGGAAAACTGTAAAATCTTCTGAATGTTCCATTTCATTGTCTGAAATAGGGAATTACAATGGTGAAGATGTTTACCAAGCATTTTTGTCCTTAAAGGAAAAGGGATATTTCACCATAGTTAGTTCATCCATAAATCGTGAAATGTTCAAATTTACTTTGTCTTCAAAAGGAAGATTCTACAAAGAACATTTGTTTCTCTCATTTTTAAGAAATATACTCATACCTTTTGTTGTGTCTTTAATAACTGCAACTGCAACATACCACTTAGAAAAAGTAGCAGATAGCTATTCCGACAGCCGCCCCAGCCAATGCACTTATGAGTTGAACCAATGCAGTGATCCAAGGTTCTAATTTGTCAAGAAGATCTCTCTTCTGGCGGTAAGTCCATTTTTTCATTCATGTTCTCCTTTCATTGCATGAGAAACTGCATTACAAATGGTCGTATGCTGTTTCTCTTCATCATTCATGGACTTCTCAATTCTTTTCAGAGTGCCGTCAATGCTCTTTAAGGTTTTGAGAAGTTCTCTCTCAAACTGACTTTGCATTTTATTTCTCCTCTCTGAAATATGGGAGCCTATTCTTTTTTGAAGTTAATGCTTTCGATTTCTCCTAACCCCTCCTGCATAATCCGCAACACTTTCATATCCGTTGCAATATTAAGTGCATTAAGATCAAGCGTCAAAGTAGGAATATCATCCCCAACCCCTTGCTTTAGTGTGAAACTTCTCACACCGTTAATTTTGTGACCGTCAATTAGTACTTCTGTAAAAACTCCCTCTTCACCGTCACACTGGTGAATCTCAATTTTTGATGTTTTCACTCTTCTCACCTCTCTTGGCAAATTCCTCCGCCATTTTTTCTTTTTCACTCATTCAATTAACTCCCTATTTGTGGTATACTCTCCTTATTCTTATATAAGGAGGTGAATTATATTGGATTCCAAAGAATATGCATCCGCTTATGCTATTGCTAAAATCTGTGGATATACCGGAAGTTTTGATGATTTTAAGAACCTGTACGACCAATACTATTCCGAAATCATCATGTCTTTACCGGAAGAAAAACCGGATCAGGCAAAATGTGAAGCAGCTATCAATCCAATGCGCAATATAAGAACTATTTTTTAACTGCCAGTAGTGCCATTGAGAGAGAATCGAGGATTTTACACTGTTGCTGTATTTCTTCGATTCTCTTCTCACCGCCACAACAATCTTCTGCAATCAGAAGTGCCATACACTCTACGCTGTCGGACAAATTCATGCTATTACCTCCAGCTTCATATCCATATGACTTTTTCATGCTTTTCTCCTTTCAAAAGTTAAATGTTTTGAACTTCCGTGTTAAAAAAATATTCTTGTATATCGTTCTCGGTCAAATCAAGAAGTCTAATTGCTGTAAGAATTTCCTGCTGTTTCCACGGACGTTTTCCATTCATTTTCAGAGAAAGTGTACGTTCTGAGCACCCTAATGCTTCTGCAAAATTTGATTGATTAGAGTACTTTTCCACTATTCTTCCTTTTAATTTTCTGTAGTTAAAAGCCATTGTTCAACCTCCTTTCAAGTTCAAATCTTTTAACTATTTGTATACTACCACTGCTTGCGGTGTATGTCAACCTAAAATTCAAATATTTTAACTTTTTAAGTTTTAAGTATTGAACTTTTGTTCAAATAATGTTATATTCTTATTTGAAAGGAGGGATATAAAATGAAAAGGTTTACTACCTCGCAAAGACTTCGGCAGATAATGGAAGAAAGGAATTTAAAACAAGTAGATATTCTTAATAAAGTGCTTCCGTATTGTGCAAAATTTGATGTTAAGATGAATAAATCAGACATCAGCCAATATGTTTCCGGGAAAGTAGAACCAAGCCAAGATAAACTGGTTATGCTTGGCATGGCTCTTGGTGTGACAGAAGCATGGTTAATGGGATTCGATGTTCCTTTTGAAAGAAAAGATTCTGCTGCGAAAGCTGAACAAGATTTCGATTTCTATTATAAATATTCATTACTAGATCAGAGAGATAAAGAAGTTGTAATGGATATGATAGAATCAATGTTGGTCAGAAAAAATAACGAGGTTTAACCCCATTTTGACAAAAATAGTTTTATGAATGTATGCAGGTATTCTAAAGTACCTGCATCATTTATTTTATTTATCATGTCTATTATTCTTTTTTTGTAATCTTCTTTCCCCATAGTACACCCCCTAATCTTTCCGCACTTGGTAGCGATACATCAAATTATAGAACATATGTTCTAAACAATCAATATTTATTTGACGCACGTTTTTTATTGTTGTAAAATATCAACAAAAAGAGGACGGTGAAAACGCCAATAAACACCGCCCTCGCCAGAACTTGAAGTCCCTTGAAACAAGGGATGTTACAAGTGTATCATGTGAAAGGGGGATAAAAAACATGATAAAAAAAGACCGAATCAAAGAAATATCGACACATCTATCAGTCAACCGTGCAAATTATATGTTAAGTTTTCGTGGGAATCTCCACGAATTTCTTAATGAGCCGGACATGACGGTTTACAAGCTTGCAGATGAAGCTAATTTGCCTTATTCTACGCTTAATTCACTACTATACGGTAATTCTAACGACACAAAGCTATCGACCGCTGTTGCGCTTGCTAGAGCCTTTGGAATCAGCGTAGATGAGTTGGTAGGCTGTGGTACTATGGAAGATAAGATGTTGGAATCTGTCAAGATATGCCGCAGTCTGCCGGAACACTCTCTGTACCTTATCCGCTACTTCATCCGTCACCAAGATAAAATCTATTCCAGTCTTGAAAAATCACACAAGTATATTTCTGTCCTTAAACCGCAACTTGTGAATGGAATTATAGCCACCACAAACGCTGTAGAACCTATTTGCATAGACAGTTTGCCGGAAGATATAAAATCCAAGACTTATATCGGTTTGAAAATTCCCTGTGACTACTATATGCCGTTTTATCTTCCAAGGGAAATTATTCTACTTTCCGCGGATCGGGAACCACAAGACGGTGAACGATGTATTGTAACAAGTAATGGTGGGATATATATTGTCGTGAAAACCCATATAATTGAAGACGGTGTAAGAAAATGGAGATATGTTCCGCTCATGTCTCCGAATAGTATACTTCCGGAGCACATAATTGATGACATGATAGGATATGTGGTTGGTTTCGTCAACAATGACGGTGACTGGGGAATCAGATAAATAGATTAAGAGCATGGCTTTTACACCATGCTCTTTTTTGTTGTTATTTCGCAAATATTTTTTTATGACTGCTTCTGTAAATGGCAAGTTATATACTGTGAAAACGATTGTGTCCACCGGAACCACATCGGATGCTGGCACATTAGTAATCAATAGAGATGGGGTAGATGCCTCCAAGGGTGCTATCTTTTTATACGCATATGATGCTAATAATAACTATTGGATCAAGTTATATGGATTCACGAAAGATGTTGCTACTATTGGTGTATGTAATTTTAACAATAACAATGCTGCAAATGAGATGCATACGGTTTACAGTGCATGGCTAGTCCCTCTAAAATATACTTAATCCTAAATAATTACATAGGCAAAATTAGTGTTATACTCCATATTTGGCTGAATAGATGATGCTACCATAAGCACAAAGCCGTTTTGTAACTTCATGACACCGGTTTCTCCGTTACAATACATGACTTTTTCATATCCCATTAATTAAGTAGAGTAAATAATCAGCGCATCATAATAGATGTCCCCTGTAAAATCTTTCGAGGTTGCATAAATATCTGTGCCATAATGGCTTAACGTGATGTCTATTGTACATCTTGGAGTAAGTAACATTCCCACGAACGTACATCCATCTGGTATTACATGGTCAAATCTACCTAAATCAGTTGTGGTACCACCAACGACATGACCTGACCATGTATAGTAGGCTATTTTGATATTCGGACTACTATTAACAAATGCGTTTGTTAACTTGCCATTTACATCACTTAATCCCCCAGTGATAGTACCGTCACCAATAGTCGAAATATCGGTAGTTCCGATAAGGCTTATAAGTGATTTAATGTTTTTTACAGCCAGTTTAATTTTTCCCAAAATAGATGATAACTTTTCTCCTGTCGTTAATTCCTCTAAAGTTGTTGCTTCTTCAAACGCCGCAGTCAAATTACTACCATCACCAGTTTTGGTCAAATAGTTTGTCAAATCTGTTTTTGGAATTTCATCTATTTTTTTATCAACATCGGTTTTGTCATAGTAATTTGTCAAATTAGAAACTGATTTTGTAATGTATCCTACATCATTTTCTAATTCGCTGACTTTTGTAGGTATACCGCCTGTTTGCTGTTTTGCCTGCTCCATATAATACTTTGCGTTATCTGTATCTTCTCCTTCTCTTGTTCCGGTTCCACCTACGGCATAAGATTCAGCCAATACAGATTTTGCATTTGCGGATTGCGCATAAGCAGATGCATTTGCGGATTCTACTCTAATATCTGCTAAATAATTAGGCTGCAGCATATCATCTGTTACTGATCCTGTTTTGATTGAAAAAGAATAAGTCTTATTCTTTCCAGTACCAGTCACGGATACAGCTATGGTTGCAGAATCTTCAAATGTTAATACCGGAATCATAGAACCAATATCAGCTGTAAACTGTGTTCCATCTTCTGTAGTCATGGTAATGATTCCGTCATCAGACATGGAAAAGCCAACAGGTATTTTTTCAATATTAAGGTCAAAAATAACCTTTTCACCGTTGTATTTTGTAATAGTAATAACACCGGTTGTTTCATCCATAGTCCAATCAGCAATATTTCCGTTTATTGCAGACTTGTCTACTTTTAAAGCATCCTGTGATATGATACGGTTGTCCAACGCATCAATGGCAGAATCCATTTTATTAAGATTTATTTCATCAATGTCTGTGTTTTCACTGGGGTAATCTTCCCAGTTAATTCTGGTATAAACCTTATTCAACGCCATCTGCAGATACCTCACTTTCTTTTTCTCTGTTTCTTTCTGCCAACTCTACATTGATTTGATTATCTGCAGCTCTGTTAATCTGCCCGGCAATATCATTCACAATGAGCCGCTTAATCTCCATCGGTAGACCACATCCGTTAAAAAGATTTACAATAGACTGTTGAAATTCTCTGATTTCTAAGCTGTTCATATTCCTTCTCCTATCCTATGAGATTGTATGCCTTAAGAGCATCTATCAAACTGTTAACTGTGGTAGCAATACTATATGTGCTGGTTGAACTTGGTGAAGTGATTTTGCTCACAGTCTTTTTTGTTGAACCACTTGTCGCACCAAAAAACGCTACATTACCACCGCTTTTTCCAACTAACACATTTCTCGCAACCACTGAAAAATGATCGGTAGAAATGTAAGCTAAATTATTGCCATAATTGTCCTTTAAATAATATGTTCCGCTGCTGGATGCCCAAGTGGTTGCTCTTGCATATATATTTAAAAACCCTCCACTTCCACGAATTTGTATTCCTTCACTAGTTGCTTTTGAATAATTTAGTGAAGAACCTACACTTATTTCACTACTTGTGATTTTCGTTGAAATAGAAGATGCAGCAAAAGAAATTCCATTTCTATCCAACGACATAGAATTTCCGCCAGATGAAAAACTTATTGTTCCAAGACTTCCAGATATTTTTAAGTCACCTTCCAGTGTTGCATCTTTCAAATTTGCACTTCCGTCTGCTTTCAAAACTACTTTATTCCCAAGTGATATACCATCTGTGCCAATATATACACCACTGCTTCCAGTACCCAAAGAACTAGAACCGTAATACATTTTTCTTGATTCAATTGTAAATCCGGCAATATTTCCGCTTGATGCAGTTATTTTTCCAGATAGGTCAACATCTTTTGCGGTTATTTTTCCTTCTTTAGAAATAGAACAGTTTGTTGCAGAAAGAACAAATCTATTCCCGGAAATACTTACCTGTCCGCTCTCAATGCTCAACTGCGAACTGACATCACCTTTTGAAACTTTCAACTTGATTTGGTCTGCTTGAACTGAGATTGCCGCCGCCAATTCTACTTCTGCATCTATTGCCCTTTTTGCTTCAAGTTCAATCTTCCCGGCTGTCTGTGTAATTTTTGTATCCAGTCCACTTTCAACATCCTTTATCTCAGACCGGGTCTCTTCAACATTACGCTCCAACTCATTAGTCTTGCCGCGGAGTTGAATTATACTTTTGTTAATTCCATTTACTTGTTCACTGTACTTTGGAGATTTTCCGCTTGCTGATATGGTGTCTGTCGGTTGTTGGATTCCTTTGTATGTTCTGCTCAACACATAGCTTTCTATGATTTCTTTAGCCGTATATACATTGACTGCTTCTCCAAGGCTCAAACAAGGATTTCCTATTTTTTCACAGTTATAAGGTCTATATTTTACAACTTTAATAACCTCATACAGATTTCTTGCAACCGTTTCTAGGGCATCTGCGGTCATTCCATAAACAAGGAAATTATCTTGCAAAATATAACTGTTGTCGTTCTCGGTAATCTCTGTATCCGGGTAAACTGCACCAATATCATTTTCTGATTGTCTTATCTGCACTTTTGTAACTTTTTGGCAGACAAAATCTTCATATTTAACTGATTTGTATTTTCCACCAGTAACCTTTTCTTTTTCAGAACCTTTTCTAGGGTATAATCCTTTCTGTGGATATAATCCTTTTTGTGGATATAATCCGGATATTATTGCTTTAAGGAAAACATATTCAAATTTTCCATCATGGTTAATGTGACCAAAGCATCCATTTATTGAGCAGATTGCTTCCATGACCGTCTGGCCAGAAAGTTCACTTGGCTTTATGGTTTCTGCCACTTCCATGCTGTCATTAGGTAATGTGGTTGCTACTTGCTCAACACCAAAATATGAAAAAAAACTGTCTCTGAACTGCTTTAAAGTCAGAGGAAACTTCAATCCGTTATACCAGGAAGATACTTCTGATTCTCCAATATCGTATATAACGTCATATGCCGTCACATTCCTGTAACGCTTATCATCTGTTGGTTTATCGGAAATGACACGGTATTTGCCGAAAATAAACGGTGCGTCAACATGTCCATTAATCACAGCAGAAACATTTATCTGTTTCCCAATCATGCTTGTGAACACGTTGGAAATTTTGAATTTTAACTGTGATGCATTGCACTGTCCAAAGGTAAGGTAATCATCATCACATAGTATTTCTTTTAATTCAAACTGTTCAAAATGGATTTCGCTGTTGGTGATTTTTACAGACTTGTCCTCTGTTTCAATCGTGATTTCCTTTTTGGATGCGCTTTTATCAAACAAATCCGCATAGGTATAGTTACTCATTCGCTACACCTCCGACAAATGAAAACTCTATCTGATTGTATTTAATCTCTCCGTCATAAGTTCCGTAGATTGTAGGCTTTATATCAGCCATATATCCATATTGTGTGACATATTGACCTAAAAATGGAATGTATGCCGTGATATTGCACCCCTGTTCCGTTGCATCAATAAAATTGCTTCGTATCCCGGACAATAACTCTTGCAAATCGTCATCCGTCAGCATAGCAGGCGTGGAAAAATCAACACTTAATGCTTTTAGCTCCACAGCATTTCTATGTACGTATCCATTTGCATCAGTCCACGGGTCTACATCTTGCATATTTACAGCCGGCTGATAACTTTCAGCGGCTATAAATCTTGACTGGTCAATAACGTAATCTCCAATTTTCAAAAGCCATCCTTGATATGCTGACATACGCTCACCGCCTTATTGCATAAAAATAGACAGCACCCATTCAGAGTGCTGTCTGTGTTAAAATACATATACATTCTTGTGTTTTTGGTTAAATTGCTCTTGACCGTATTGTCTTGCGGCAATTCCAATTTGATCTGTTGTTATTCCAAACTCTTTTTCAAGGATTCCTTGCAGTAGCTGATTATTCTGTCTCAGAAGTGCAATTTCCTGTTGTGCCGTAGAGATGACAGCATCTCTGATTCTAGTAATTTCCTCTCCACCTGCAACCGCAGTTTTGCCACCTACAGTTCCTAGCATCTCCGGAACACCGTTCTCTCCCGCCATGAACATTGTGTATCGGCTTGGAACGTAACCACCTTTTTCAAATGTAGGTATTCTTCCGACACTAATGTGTTGTATATTATTCGGAACTGCATCACCAATTTTAGGTATTAACCTTGCTGCAGACATCAAACCATTAATAAGGTCTATGGCATTGTTTATCATGGTTTCTATTCCACTTATTACAAGGTTCAAAGGAGCTATTGCAACATTAGCTGCTGTTTTAAATGCTGTTCTAAACGCCGTTGGAATGTTTTCAAGCAATTTATTCCATTTTGTTGGTCCAAACTGCTCTGAAATTTTTTTCCACCAATTTGAAAATCCTGTTTGGTTCCACCATGTTGTAAAAGAAGTCCATTTTTCAGAAAGTGATGACTCTATAGTTTGACCCATTCCTTGCCACTTTTCCTTTGTGAACCAAGGAGATACATTTTCATTAAACCAGTTTCCAACAAGTGGTGCTATATTGATAAGTGCAGATGACAGACCAAAAGTATCTGACATATCTACTTTTGTATTTTTTATTTTATCAATTAGCCAATCAATTTTATCTCCAAAATCATCAAGAGTGCTATGTTTTGGAAGCAACATTGTTCCTGTCAAGAATCTATACAAATCATTATCTGTTATATCTTTGTATAAATCATCCCACGCAGTTTTTAATGTGGCAAAATCAGTATTTTTTAATGTATCAAAAAAACCATTTTCACCAAACCACGTAAAATTGTCGTAGTACTCTGCATCTTCTGGGAACAATGCTTTTCCTAAAGATTTTCCTACATTAAATCCAATCTCCCAAGTAACAGCAGCTATTGCAATTGTCGGAACTATTCCTATACTTGATCCTAGTACTTTGGCTGATAACTTGTCCGATATTTTCCCCCATATGATATCTCCAACACCAGTGAATTTCAAAAGCCCTATTGCTGTCAGAATCGTGGTTTCGATTGGTGCAGCATCGAAACTTCCTTTCCACAGTTCGATTGCCGCTGTAATTGCTTGTCCTATAAAGTTTCCGGCAGATGTAAATACAGCAGTCCAGTCAATACCAGCAAGAAACTGTCCTATGTTTTGACCAATCTGATACCAGTCTACAGATGCAATAGCATCGGACATCCAGTTAAATATCCCTGTGACAATACCGGATAAATCTTGTCCTGCTTCGAAGAAATCACCATTGAATAAATCTTTGAATAACTTTTTCACAGGCTCAAGAAGTTTTTCTATCTTATCAGCCCAGCCAAGAGCTGTATTCTGCATCTTGTCGAATGCTTCCTGCCATACTTTTTCGTACTCTGCAGTAGCATCCATGATTTCTTTGGTAAGGTCAATTCCTGCTCCACCAGCACCACTTCCGGAACCACTGGATTTTGGTGTGGAAATAACTTTCAATTTATCAAATGCTCTGATTCCGCTTTGAGCATTTTTTGCGCTTGTGCCAACTTTATCCAGCGCATCTGCCGTATCTTCCAAATCTTCATTGTACCCGGATACACCTTGACCGAATGACGAAAAGTCAATCTTGATTCCCAGTAAATTTGCAACACTAACAAGCAGTCTCTTAATCGCAATTACGACACCGTTAATAACAGGAAGTACTTTCTGCAATACCGGAATAAACAACTGACCCAGTACCATACCAGCTTCTTTTACGTTGTTAGTAAACTGGCGAATCATATTACTTGGAGAATTGATTGTATTCGCTAAATCTCCCCATGATACTTTGGACTGGTCTAAGATTGCAAGTAAACGCAACTGCTGTTTCTCTGCCTGTGACATTTCAGATACAGCTTTTTCAATGCCGTATTTGTAAGCATAAGTCTGTAAGGTGGCATTCGTGATATCAATACCATACTTATACAGTGCTCTTGACTGACCGATCAAACCGGACTGTAAGTTTGTTGCAACTGTACTAAAATCCACGTTAAACAGGGAGGAAATATCACCGGCAAGCATTGTCATGGACTTTGAAATTGCCGTAGTAACTTCTCCGGTCTGCCCTAAAGAGTTGGTAATAGATGCAAGTTGTGAAGCGTACTGCGTAATCTCCTGTAAATTCAGTCCCAGGTTCTTCATTCCGCTTTCAGAAATCAGCCCACCGTCTACATCTACTTTCAGACCGGACATTTTGCCAAGCAGTTCATTTACACGGTTTCCGAAACTCTGCGCATAATCTTCTGCATTGTCGTAACCGAATTGTTCAAAATCCTTGCCCCATTCCTTGCCGACTTTATTGAATGCTACCGTGTAGTAGTTGAATGCTTCGATATAGTCCGTAGTTCCCTCTATGGACTTCCACAGACTTTTAATTCCACGGATCACAAGGAAATATGTTGCGTAGAATCTGCCGAAAGCCGCAGCAAGGCTAAATGTGCTTTTCGTGGCTCTTCTTGCGCTTACCGTATAGGTGTTCAGATTACGTCCTAAAGAGTTTGCTGCTCTCCCGGATGCCGCACCAGTAGATGCCAGTCCTGCCAGTGCATTTGTCATGCGGATAATGTTCTCACTGACATTTGGAGCGGTTGAAAGAGTTGTAAATAACTGCTTCAAATTCTTTGCCAGTAAAGGAATGTTTGTGACTGCTCTGCCTGATGCCACACCACCAAGTCTTGAAATCGAAGATGCTATGCTCGCAATATCCCCTACTCCATCTACTTTAGTTCCTGCCATGTCAGCAGAAAAGGTCTTCAATGCAGATGAAATTCTGCTTAATCCGCTTGTATCTATTTTTCCCATTCTGTTAATGGAATTTGTCAATGTGGAAATATTCTTAATACCGCTTGTATTCATGGAACTGGCGGCATTTGCGATACTCTGTATGCTATTAGAAATGCTTGTCAGTTTGGATGTATCAATAGACAAGCTTCTCTGAAAATTCGTAAGGCTATTTGCCAACTTATCCAGTGCGTTACTTGCGTTATTCGCATCCGCTTTTATTTTAATCTGTAAAGAATCAATATCTGCCATACCGCACCGCCTTTACCGCAATAAAAAAGGAAGTGTCTGCCACTTCCAAGAAAAGAGCGGCAAGCTGTGACACCTACCGCTCCTAAAATTACTTTTTGAGATATGCCCTTGTAACCGCACCGACTTTTCCATCTACAGTGATTCCAACACTCTTTTGGAATGCTTTTACTGCATCAGAAGTGGTTTTTCCAAAATATCCGTCAATGTTCGTCTTACCTTTCGCATTTACAGACGGCATAAATCCTTTCCTTACAAGTTCGTACTGCGCCCACTTGACATCGTTTCCCTTCATCATTGCCAGACGCTTGTAATAAAGAAGTCTTTCCGGCTCTGTATAAGGGTTTCTATGGCTTGTAGAATCCTCATATACGGCATCTAACTCCTTGTACCATACATTCATGTCTACATTGCCTACAATGCCACCTACACGCCCTTTAGAAGTGTACTGCCAGCCTACCATGTTTGGTACTTGCGGTTGATACTTCACATCACACTTGCCGTTATTCTTGCCGTACCGTGCAATCCACATGGGATAATTCACACCGCCATAAGGCTTAATGTATGTCTTGTAAAAACTTTCACCAGTGTATACACCGAACTGTAATCCTGCATCGGTGATTACCTTGCCGTAAGCATTGATAATGGAAATAATATTTTTGCCAAGACCTTTCATAACGGCATCTTCAACATCAAGATATACTGTCACTTTTCTGCCATTAAGAATAGTAAGCACTCTTCTTGCATCAGATCGTGATTTTGCAACCGTTGTAATATATCCGTATTCATATACTCCGTGCACATGGACATTGTGCTCTTTACAACCTTTCCAGTTCTCTTCAAACTTCTTGTCCTGGTTCAAATCCTTACGGATGACTTTCAAAATAGCAAAATCAATACCGTTCTGTTTTACCGCCCACCAGTTAATCGTCCCCTGGTATGAGGAAACATCAATTCCTGTTAAACTCATGTTTGTTTCTCCTTAATCCGGACTTTCCGGCAGCCCTTGTTCTCTTAATGCTTTGATTCTCTGTTTCATTTCCCATATTGCAATTTCTTCGTTGGATTCTTTATAAGCTGGCTCTTTTTTGCTTTCTTCAATTATCGGCTTTTTGATATACTCTGACTTTGCATTTTTACTAAAACAATGGTCTATTGCTACACCAAATGCCGATATACCATAATTTCCAAACCAAGACCACATTTCTCTGTCTCTCTGCTTCATTTCTAGCTTGTACGCTTCTGCATAAGGCTCTAAATCCGCAGGACAGGAAGAATCTATATCTTTTACTGTAAATCCGTATCCTTTTGTGCATAAAAGCCACATAGGACGTACTTCTTTACAGTATGTTTCCCATGTTAGTTCTCTGACTTCTCCGGTGCTTTCTTGGAGTTCTTCTCCTGCTCCTGTTTCAGGAGCTTCGCTAAAAAACCGTTTTCAAGTAACTCTCTTTGTACATCAGCAAACAACTTCTGAATGTCAGATTCATCAGAATCGAAATAATCGTCAAGCATGGAATAAACCTCGCTTAACTTTGCTTCTTTCTGCTCTTTGCTGTAAGGGTCAAACCCGTATTCATCAGAGTGGTATTTCTGTAAACCGACAAGAATCAGTTCCGGCAGTAACATGAGAATGTTATTCACGGATTCAATGCCGTCTTCCTGCTTTTCAAGGTTTGCCAGTTTCTTGATAATGTTGTTTTTTACGGTTGCTTCGTAACCGAATTTAATGTTCAGTTCCTTTTCTCCAAATTTTACTGTCAGCATATTTTATCCTTTCCCCAACATTTTGTTGGAAAGGAGCCGCCCGAAGACGGCTCTCTTTTGCTTAAATCAATGTTTCGTCTACCGTTTCATCATTGTCAGCCACGGCAGTGTTATTTGTTTCTGACTGACTTTCTATTTTTTTGTCAGTGTAATTGCTGTGGGATAACCGTTTTCGTCTTCGGTTACTGCAACAGTGTAATTATCTTCAATCCACTTTGGTACGGTAGCCTGTGCAATCGTAGCAGTTCCGGTCAGATGATCGTCTGTTGCTTCGTCCGGTGCAAAACTTTCCTGACCGATAAATGCACAAATACCCTCTGAACCTTTTCCGTCAGTTCCATACAGGATGATAAAATCGAGTTTCTTTCCCTCGTTTGTCACCATTTCATCCTTGTACTTTTTCTCAAATGCTCCTTGCACTTCCATACTGTTAGCGGCTCTACGACCCATTTCCTGCGTCTCTACCAAATCTTCCAGTGTAGAAGTATCCACCATGTTCTGACTTCCGAACGGTGAAGGAATACTTTTTGCTCTAATAAGCAGTTTGTAAGTTCCTGCCCAGTACTCACCAGTAGCAGCACTAGAACTAGGCTCTTTATAGGCAATTCTTGATTTTAAACCAGTAGCCATATTTACCTCCAATTTTGCATAAAAATAGAGCCGTTAGGCTCTGACAATAGTTACAATATATCATCAGCATCTACACTTCTTCTGAACCGTGCAGTGCTTCTGTATGTGTCCTGCGAAGTATTATTGAACTCCGGCATGGAAGTTATTTGAAATCGCAGACGTTTGAAAAGTCCAGCAACCGTAGCCATGATAGCTTCAGCTTCTTCCTGACTTTTGTTGGTTATCACATCCACCTGGTATGATGCTGTGATTCCATTAACAGAACGTGCTTCAAGGTCTTGTCCTGTCTCTGTGAACGGCATAGCATGAAAGTACACCGTAGGGAATGTAGGGTCTGACAAATCCTTACTTTTGTCCGTCACATAAGCTTTAGGATGGCTCTGTGGTATCTTCATTTTTAAGTATGATGCAATCTTTACTTTGAAATCTGATACCCACTGATATTCATTATCCACTACCAAACACCACCTTTGCTGTCTGTGATACAATATCACGAAGTTCTATTGCAGTCAGGTACATAAATGGTCTTGACGGCATACCTTTTGTTATATGAAGTTTTCCATCATCTCCGATATAACTCCAGTAGTATTCTCCGGCTTTCACATAAGTGTTTCCATGCACTTCAATGTCTTGTAATGCTTGACGAATTGTTTTACCGGAGTTGTATTTCCATGTAACACCTTCCGGCAAATCATACGGATAAGGGTTTTCTGCCCCCATCTGACCTGTGCCAAACTCCACAAAAAGCGCATGGTCTGTACCTGCGACAACCGCCCAAACACCGCCACCTTTTACAGAACCAACATACTCTGCATGAATGCTCCGTAAAAGTTCTTGATTAAATATAGCATCAAGGTCAGCAATCTGCACTCTAGCAATCTCTACGCCCTTTTCTGCCAGTGTTTCAGCCAGTAGCCTACATTTATACTCTAAACTATTTTCATAGTCTTTAATAGCCTTTACAGCCGCTTGTATGGACTTTGGGTCAAACAGATTGATATTGATAGGTTTAGCCATAGCACACCTCACAGAATGTCCAATTCCTTGAACGCTTCAAGCATTTTAGGAAATTGAATAGCAATCCAGTCTACCATTGTCTCTTCATGTCCAAAACGTTGGTTATGCTCAAAATTTGACTGTAATCCACTTTCAGATAGAAAAGCATGAACAATCTCATGCCTTAACTGTTTTTTCATAAGCCATTCAAAGTTTCCAACATTATTGTAATTGTCTTTTCTGACAGCGATTATTTTATTAGTATAATCGCAATAACCGTCACAATCTTCACTCGAAAACTTTTTTCTCTTAATCGTATATTCAGTTCCTAATATGTTTACAGTTTTTTGCATCCTATTTCACCGTCTTCTGCAACAAAAACAAATCTGCTGTCAGTCCTTCGTCTGCAACGCCTTTGACAACATAGTCCGCAGTCTTGCTGTCCACAAGTCCGTCATCGTCACGACCTATTTCTGACTTCTTCCAGATAAAATCCCCTGCCTTAATCGGCAAATAGCCTTTGTCGGTCACAATCTGACAATACGAACTGGAATCATCAATACCAAATTCCTTTACCAGTACTTCCGACAGCTTATTGCTGATGTTGGCAGAAAAAAGGACGGGTTCAGAATATCCGGTAGTTTCTCTCAAAACCACTGGAATCCTTTCCCCGTCCATCTCGATGTACTTTATTTCTCCGTTTTCGTCCCGGTCATAAATCGTGACTTTTTCTCCCTGCAGGGAATACTTCATGTCCTGCTTGTTAATGTCAAGCATCTTTCTTCACCTGCTTGTAAATCTGATTTACACCAGTGCTTGCCAAACCGGAAACAATTCCGACTGCAATCGCATTCAGCACATCATTTGCCGGGAAATCCGGAATAACATACATTCCTACTACTCCGAGAATGCCACCGACAATGCCGACAACAACCGGGATGTAGTTATCCTTAATAACCGGAATCAGTTTCGCTCCAATACCGGCAAGATAGCAAATAACCACGATTGCAACACAAGTTCCTACCTGTGAAAAATCCATCATTCCTTACCTCCGTTCTCTTTAATGTTAAGTCTTTCCTCAATTCCATCAAGTCTATGATGTGCAGATGCCGTACTGGCTTCAACCTTTGTCAGCTTCTGTTCATGCTCTGCAAGCTCTTTCTTCATCTCTGAACGCTCGCTTTTCATTTCATTGATAGTATCAAGGATGGTGTCCAGTTTCATGTTGATGCGTGTGTTTTCTTTCACACGTTCCTCAATATCCTTTGTGTCTGTTCTTTTGCTGTTTTTCAGACCAATGTAGACGGAAAAACCGAGTGATAACACGCTTATAATGATTGCTGTAGATAACTCTATAGTCACATCATATACCGCCTTCCTAGTTTGTTGGCACACCGCCCACCACCCTTAAAGTGTGCCGCCTGCAACCTTATTACTGGAATCAGTAACATGGTCACGCACAATCTTCTAAACCCCTCGATTTCGATGGGGTTATAAAACTTTTGCAAATGGAAAAACACCCACAAACAGTTCTTCCCGGTCTCTCCATGTTCTCGACACACCATTTTCTGAATAGCTTGCCATGAAGTTTTCACCGGCTTGCGATCTGTCATACACGACAAGATTAACCACAACGGACTGAAATTTTTTCATATCCGCAGCAATCTTCTCTTCCGTGTAACTTTCCGGGTACATTCTCTTTGCTCTGATGTCTGCTTCTGCTTGACTGATAAGTTGTTCCAAAAGAGGATTTTCTTCCAAATGGTCAAACACGACCTCGGAGCTTTCAGAATCACTTTTAGAATCAATATGAAATTGTTTCAGACGGATTTTTACTTGCTCCAAAGTCGTATATTCTGCCATGTGTTACCTCTTATTCATCCTTTGCAGTTACCGTAGTAATACCTGCTTTTACTGCTCTGTAATTAGGATCACACTCGATAATCATAATTTCCTTGCCGGTTATTGCTTCAATTTCAGAAATGCCGTCCCAAGTAGCATACGTCTTTACATTTCCAAGATAAGAAGGTAATTTACAATCATCTGCTACCTTGTATTTGTAAGAATTGTCACCGCTTTTTGCAGGGGAAACGCTTACTTTCGTGTATCCATTAGTTGTTTGGCTTGCAGTGCTGTTCACTACCAATGTATCCAAACCGCTTTCTCCTTCGGTTAAAGTACCGATTACGATTCCATAAGGGTTAGGAATTACAGGGATAAACACGCCACTAGCCTTAGTCCACTCAGCAACCGGATCAGGAGTTGCCCACTGGGAAATAGTAATGAATTGCTTTTGGGACAGGCTTGTAAATGCACTTGCCTTTTCTTCTTCCGGAGTTACGCCCCAAAGTCCAGTACCAATCTTTCCGTTTCCAGTAGATACATAAAGAGTAAATACATTATCCGGTAAAAATCTCTTGGGAGTTCTCGTTGTATTTTCCTTGTTGGCAATTCCGTACATATCATCATCAATTACCATATTCAGACCATACAGGCTAAGTAACAGATTTGCCACTTCTGCAGGGGTAATTGCCATTCCAACAAAATTAACTCCCTTAATAGCTTTCATGATTCCTTCATTCTTAAGCATATAAGAGCGCATTTTTGTAGAAGTCAGTGCAGTATTGACAACATATCCTTTGTCAAGAGCCATCTGAACCATGTCTGCAATATCTCCAAGGATATCATGGGTAGGATCTTCCCAGCCTTTCAGTGTCTTGAACTTATTTACTTTGAAGTCAATAGCAAAATTGAGACCATTTTCGTTAATGGTCATCTTACCAGTAGACATAACCTCCATTTTTGCGATTTCAGTTCTTGTCTTTACAGAATCAGACAGCCGACCCATATCGTCATATACATAGTCAATCAGGTTGCTTTCTCTTACACCATGATTCAGCAACTGGCGTAATCTTTCAGACTGGTTGATTTTTTCCTTAATCAGCAGCTTTTCTACGCTTACTTTTTCGAATCCAGGTCTTACACCAATAGCAGCCTCGGTATCAAATGCGTGTACCATTGCTGCGGTAGGAAGATCCATTCCCTCGGAAAGTCTTTCGTACTCTGCTTCAAGGTTCTCGGTCTTGATATCAGGGAAAAGACGGTCACCTACATAATTTCTTGCGATAGAATAGTTTTGGGAAAAATCCAATCTATCCTTGTCTGTAATCATTGTTAATACACTAGGCATACTGTTCTTACCTCCGTAATTTAATCAAAGTAAATGCCGCTTGCTTTAAGTGCGGTTTCGGCATTTGTATCTACTGCAACAGGCAAATTTGCCTTAATAACACGGCCTGCAATAATTACAGAAATAGGCTTCTTTTCGTCATCTGTAATATCAACATCCTCAAACGCAATTCCCTTCGCAGAAGCGTTATTTGTTGGAACCACAGTTCCTGCCTTGATAATCTTCTTATCGTCTACCTGTGTTGCCATTGCTTGTGTTCCCTCAAAAGTTTTTAACACAAGTCCGACTTCACTTGCTAAAATGTTTACACCAGAAGTGTAAGTAGTGGTTTTCATGTAAGCCATAACGTTTATACCTCCTTGCTTACTGTTCGATTACATAGCGCTGATTATATTTCTTTGCCATTTCAGCACCTTTACTTTCAGTTCCACCATTGCCGCCAGCACTACCACCGCCAGGATTTGTGGTTCCGTTTGCGATTTCCTGCTCTTTAGCCTGTGCCGCAGCAGTCTCTTTATCAGAGATAATTTTTCCGAGTACTTCGTAGTCAAAACTGCCGTCATCCTTGATAACCTGTGATGCCTGTTCAGCAGAAATGTTAAACTTGGATGCCGCATTGCTTCTCTGATTCGCAATAGCTTGTGTCTTTTCAAGTTCTGCGATTTTTGCATTTGCAGAATCAAGGTCTTTTTGCAGTCTTTCCGAATCGGATAAATCCTTATCTTTCATGGCTGTGTATTCCTTTTCCAACTCACGCAGTCTTGTCAACTCTTCACTGTTTTTGTTTGCCTTTGCGTTTGCTGCCTGAACATCCTTGCTATTCTCAGCAATGATTTTTTCAATCTGTTCATCAGTCAAACCCATAGCTGTCAGTTCTTCTCTCTTCATAAATTACCTCCGTTATGTCCTACGAATTTTTATACGGTGCAACGACACCGATTGACATTGCCGGTTTATACGCTCACGGCATTGCGAATTTTTATAAAATAAAAACAGCTACCTATTTCTAGGCAACTGTATTATTTTGCATTTGTTTTACAATTTCTTTTGCTTTTGCCATCTGCTCTTCCATGTTGATAATGTCAGCAGTTTTCCACAGAGCATCAAGGTAAGGTTTGGAAAGGTTGAAAGTCTTTTCACAATCTCCCCAAAGTCCAACCGTTTTTATTGCAATAAGAGGATGAATACCACACTGCAGAAGTTGCAGTAATGTCTGCGACTTGGTATACATATTATCTTGTGGACTGTGGTTAATCTGCACATCAAAATCTCTAAGAGTGATTTTCAGATCCTCTTTCTTAATGCGGATAACATTCAGCGCAACCTTGGCCAGTCTCTTCTCTGCTGTCTTAACAACCGGATCCTTAAGCCTTGCTCTTGATTTTGAAAAATCCCATCCGTTTCTCAGTTCAACCGCACCCTGCGTATCACCGCCAGTGTTTCCTTGCTTGTTCGGTATTCCCAAAATTGAAAGTGCGCTGTCTGTTAAATCATCTTTGGATACCTGTGTCTGCGTTTGGTCAAGTTCCTGTGACATGACATCCACATCAGACTTATTGTCTTTATTGATGGACTTTACAACCAATGCATGGTTCATCTTCATTTTTTTGAACTCTTCTTCGTCAATCTCGCAGTTTACAAATTTGTACCATGCCTGTATAAACTGCTCTATACCATCCATTCTGTTTGACTGCGTATTATTGATTGCATCCAACAGATCTATAACAAGTTCAATATCAGACAACCGCTCATGGTTGTTCGGAAATTCTACAATCGGAATACCACCAAATCCGTGAAGTTTCCATGTATCAGGAACAAGCGCACTGTTTTTTATCTTACATTCATAAGATTCCGTGTAGCAGAGTTTGTACCACTCGCCATTTTCATCTTTTAATTCCTGTACCGCCAAAATCGGTTCTTCGGAACTGCGGTTGTAAATAACAAACGTATTCAGAGGATTAGGTGCAACCACACGGATAGGCACATCTCCATTCACAATCTGAATAGCTTTGAATGATGTTCCGGTTGCCGACTGCCACTCACCAGCTTTTATGTCTTTCTCATGCTTATTTGCATCTGCTAAGTAATCATTCAGTTCATCTACTGCCTTATTTACAGCTTCATTATCTTTTCTGCTGACAAACTGAATAGGCTCTCCGTAAGTCTGAGCGACCTTGAATTGCACCCATTCAAAAGAATGGTTCTCTACTACTCGATTGGTGATATCCTCATTTGACAGCTTTGTTCTGTATAGTACCGGTTGATCTCCTTTGTAGTACTCCCACAAGTACTTGATAACTGGCTTATTGTAATAAAAAACACCGATGCAATCACCGATAACCTTTACAATGTTGTCTTCGGTTATCTGCTCCACATCCGTATATGCAATTTTTCTACCGTGACAACCTTTGACAAGGTCTTGAAATTTCATAGTGTTCATATTTCCACCTACATAAATGTCATTCCGCTACTCTGGTATCTTTTTGGAAGTTTCTTGATCTCACGTTCTCCGGTCTCCGTATGGTAAACAACCATTTTATTGCAATTCCGGCACTTATATGTCTTGTCGATGTGTGATTTTGAACTGCATTCACCGACTAACCGTCCGCATCCCGGACAGTACACTCTAATTTTTTGGTTAAAAATCATAAATACCTCTTTTCTGCGCACAAAAATACCGCCCACATAACGTAGACGGTATTCCCGGCTGTTTGCCTTTTAGGAGGATTAGAAAGCATCTTAAATATTTTCGTCAGTTTAACATTACCATTTTTTATATATGACATTCAATGACATCATTCATTCAAATATCCTTCTCCGTATTTCTTTTCAAACTGTTTCAATGCAGTTCCGTGAAGTCTTACAACCTGTCTCCATGAATATTTCATTTCTGTTGCAATCACTTCAAAAGTTTTCTTTTCAATGTACCTTGCAAACAGAATATTGTATGTGTTTTCATCTTCCATGCTGTCTATCTGCTGTATGATTTTCTCTTTTTTATCGACAAGTTCGTCCACCATTCCATCTATTTTCCGTTCCATTTCATCAATTTTGGCATATTTTGTTCCTATTTTGTCAAAATTCGGTGTAGTCTGTACCCTTTCACCGCTTTGCGTAGCAGATATGCTTACCGCCATATCTTTGAGTTGTGCGATTTCCGTGAGTTTATTATTTATCATCCGATTAAGGCGGCTTATCTGCCCTAAATATTCTTTGGTTGTCATATCAATACCTCCGTCCGAAAGAGAATGGGTTTTGAATTGCTTCTACTTTTGCTACCCTGTTTCCGTTTGTAATTCGCAATGCAAAGTTTGAAAATACATCAGGCACATCATCTAACTGTTTTTTTCCTGAAACAGAATACCTTTTCAGTAACGACATCATTACACCGTATGGTTCGTTAGGCTTATACAATGATGGATCTTTGAATATTACGTGTTGTAAAATCCAGTTAGAGCACTGGAAAATTCTTGCTTCTTTGTTTGTCTCTGTCGGTGTGTCTGTGATGTTGCATATCCATCCTTTACTCTCTACACGCTTATTTACTTCCATTGCCACACGGTCACCGCCGGCATTACGCTCAAATTCGCACTCTTGCACTTTATTATTAACAAGTACATTTGCCGCATTTTCATACTGCATCTCATAATCTGCAGTATTGTCACAAACAGCATCCACGCAGTAATAATCTTCTCCATACTTTTGCAATACCGGAAGAACAAAAAAGTCGGTTCCTTTTCCCTTGGTATCGCATTGCCCGGTAATAATTTCCGGTTCCCCATGTGGCAGATTAAGATAACGTCTGATTTTTTCTTCCGGAAATAACAATCCCTCACGTTCAATAGGCTCTTGCTTGTAAAGACACCTATAAGAGATTTCATCCATGAGTAATTGTTGATCTTCAAAAAAAGCAACCGTAAATCCGGAAAATTCGTAGTCAAAATTGCTTAATCCTGTTTTTGGGTCAATATCCGGCACTGCAATTACTTTTACTCTCGGATTCCCTTCATACATATTTTGGATCCGACCGATTACATCATTTACGCTCCACCTGGTAGCAATATGGATCTCTTTGCAATTCTTTCCGTCAGTATCTTGTGTCTTTCTTTGTCTTGCATCTACCGCATACTTGTCCCACAATTTGTCCAAAATTATAGGATTCATAGCTTCTTCGATGCCACCGATCATGTCATCTACGAACAAAAACTTTGATGCACGTACTTTACCAGCATTTTTACTTCCTACGGATGTACACTGAACGGATGGAAATGGTTTATATTTGCCGATGTTAAACTGCTCCATTTTTGCGTTAGTACTGGTAACAGAAAGATTTGGGAAAATTTCATTCCAAGTGTACTCGTCAGAATTTGTACAAATATCGTACACACCGTCATAGTACATACGTGTAATATCTCCACTGTGGGAGTAAAAAAGGTTAAAATCTCTCGGAAACCATCCTGCTACCAACGCATTCAGCATTTTCTCGACCGTAGTTTTCCCAGCACCTGGGATAAGAGACACGCATAGAATGTCGTATTTATCATCAATCATGCCTTGAATGGCATCCATGAGACCAATTTTAAGAAATTGCTTTCTACGTGGCATATAGAACCGCTCTCTAGGTTCTCTTTTCTTTTCCAAATAGCGGTAGGCACTGTCCACAACCTTATTTTGTGCTTCCAGTAGGAGAACATCGTACAATTTATCTGTCAGAGAATAGTGCGTCTTGTTTGCGAAGGAATACTTTTCCAAATCCCATATGGTTCCTCCGGTTCTTTCCATGCAGAAACGCTCTACAATGCCTTTAGAACGGTTTGTTATCTGTAAGCCATAAGTTATATCCTTTTCACTGTTTATAGCCACTCTGCAGGCTTCTATATACGCATCAATGACCTGTTCATCAATTCCCTTTCGCTGTATGTAATTGTCATAGCTGTTTACTGCCGATATAAGGCTCTGACTTGCCAATATAAAAGAGCCTCCTTTCCTTACATTTTGGAAATTTGGCTCTCTGCGTAGGCACTCTACGACTGGTGCTCTAAATATTCAATTTACTTCCAATCAAAATACGACCGTTTCCCACATACAGGGCACTTGATATTGTAACTGCCAAGACCATCATGCATTACACCCATTATGTCAGTTGCATCGCATTCTCTTTTCTCGAACTCAAATATCGAACCGCATTTATCGCAGGTTAATCTTTTGGTCGGTGCTACTAATTTGTGTCGTTTTATAATTTTCATCCAAGATTCACCCCAATTCTATTGATTTTCCCACACTTCGGGCATTTGATTTCAGCCTGTCCGTTGAATTTGCCTAAAAGGCGGTTACAATTTCTGCATCGTTCCTCTTCTAACCTTATCAACGGTTCCGGCATAGTCTTCTTTACATATTCTTCCTCTGACATTTTAAACATTTCAATTTTTTCTGGTATAATATCATGTCTTCTTTTAAATGCTTCTTCCCAAGATTTACACATGATTAAAACCTCGCTTCACAATGCTCTACCATTGTTTCCAACGTTTCTTGGTGGAATGTAACACAATGATAAATTTCTTTTCTCACATTCCTCGTATTCTCGAATTAACTGTTTTTGAAATTCAGATAACGGAAATGGTGCAATCTTCTCTGCAAATTCAACCAGAGACATTTCGCTATCCTGCTTAATTTCTCGCTGAGATGCGTCATATCCCAACTGTTCAGTTAATTCATCTGTTATTGATTCCATTAATTCTGCCATGCTCATTCTTCAATACTCCTATCAAATCATGCATTTGAATCAGTATTTTTTAAATATTCAACGAACTGTGCCCAAGCCTTTTCGCATGTTAAATCTCCAACAGGATTTTGAACATAGTATTCTTGGAAATATTCCCGGGCCTTTTCTTTTTCATCTTCGGAATATGAATCCCATTTAGAAACTCCAGATTTCTTTTTGAAAAATTCGCACTCATGTTCACTGTCAGCAAATCCAGCACCAGGAATCCATTTTTCCGGATGGTTGCACATTTCAGCCATCCCTACAACTTCGTTTCTATCAAATCCAAGGTAAACACAATCATGACACGTCATTCTTCCACCAACTTTCATATCAAACCAAGCATATACAATATTTCCTGTTCGGATACTTCTTTTGCTCCTTCTCTAACATGAAACAGTATTTCCATTAGTTGTTGATTATCATTATCCGTCATTCTGTTTTTATCAATTATTTCATCGATGCAGTAATATAAACAATGCCCATATCCAACACCTAAACAACTTCCATAAAATGATTTTCCAACAATATCATAATTTTCAGTTTTTAAAATATCGTGCTGATAATCTAAATCGCACCACTTTTTATTATCTTCCAGTTTCTTTTGAAGATATTTTAAGAAATCTACTACTCTTTCTTCTCTATCACTGATGTATAATATCGTGTCTTTCATTTTATTTCACAATCCTTCTGCTTTCTTCCATCACTTTACAGTTCCTTGCAAAATCTCTTTCAATAAAACTTTGCGGTATTCTTCCAAAATTTTCCAAAGCGTACTTATCTACCGCTTCTTTTGAAACATCTATACCAAAATTTCGTAATGCTTCTGTTTGTGGTTGATAATCTTTCAATCCATTCATCCTCATATCCTCCGTAACCCATGCAGACGGAATCGAACCGCCGACACACATCCTATGCGGATGCCGCTCTTCCACTGAAGCTATGCATGGAAATCGCACCGTAAAACCTTTTATGGCTTGCGCTTGCCATAACCAAATGTGCACCGCCTACTTGTCACTGACTATCCACAATCTCACAGTCTTGTCTGTTCTCTACTTCATAGGCTTGGTTTTCGCTAAACATATGTGGCTTACGTTTTAGCTAGGGAATAGTTGCCGTGGGAGTTGAACCCACCCGACCCAAACAAGGTACGACTACTTTTGAATCTGCAAATTCTACTCGCAGAAGTGTTTTTCGTTGACCGATAATGAGCAACTACTATCCATACATCTCCCATCGACCTGAACTATTGCAGTAGTGCCAGACTAAGTGGAGATAAAGATAAAGTTGGGATGATGGGACTTGAACCCATGACATACTGTGTATAAGACAGCCGCTCTCGCCAACTGCGCTACATCCCAATGTGCGTTTCCATAAGCTGTATGCCTACATTTAAGACGCTGACACAGCGCAACACTTATAGCTATTTTTATTTTCGCAGGGCATCCGCCAGTTACCTGCTAGTCGGTTGCGATCCGACATCGTGGGGAAAGAAGGAGTCGAACCTTCGGTGTTTCTAATGTCACGGTTTTACAGACCGCTGCAATCGCCACTATGCATATTTCCCCAAAACCTGTGCCGTATAACCACAGATGAACTTCTGGCATATCTATCTGCTAACTACCGACTATTTCAATCACGGTATCGTCTTATCACCGCAGATAAAGTTTTCTCCGCTATATAGTTGCAAGGCTTCAAGCGGTTACGTGGGATATAGGTGGGCGAGGATTTGAACCTCACATGATTAGTGCACTTCCCGTCATCTAAGTTACTGGTTTCAACGGATTATCTTACAGTCATAGTGTCTACCCATTCCACCACCACCTACGCCCATTTTATGTCTGCAAGGGCTGTGCGGGATTTTAATGTCTTTACTGACAACCCACGGATTAAAACCTACAACGGTATTCCGCAAAAACCGGGCTATCATAAACCGGTTAAACCCTCACGAGCCTTGCGACGGCTCTTAACAGCATTCCGCTATGAGGTGAAAGGAGCATTCCATGTAGATGGAATATTCGCAGATTGCAAAGACCGAAAGAAGAAAACATCTGCGAAACAGGACTACCAGGATTCGGACCTGGGAATGCAGCAGTCAAAGTGCTGTGCCTTACCGCTTGGCGATAGTCCTAAACTCCGGGAGAGAGACCATCTGCTCCCGGATTATTTTCGTGAAACACCCTATATTGCTTTATCTAAAAAATTGTCTCGCCTGTGTACGGTACTTTGTAAAATCGGTGTTGTCGAACGCATTATTCCATTTTTCGTTTCCCACACACAGGCTTCATACACTCTTGATGCCTTGATTTCTCTGCCACATATCCAATGCCAACACAACACTGGATATTCGGCAATAACAATGGCTTTATGAATTTAACCCATTCAACATTGTGATATGGGATAATTCTCATAATCTCCGGTAACCACATAGGCTATACCCACATAAAAGTTATTCCAAGCGCAAGTAACATTGCGAACGCAAATAAAATAACTCCGTCTGATGCCGTTTTCTGCTTCGGAGCAGAAAATGCACTTGATATTGCGAAAAACGCCATTACTGCTGTTGTCATTATTTTTAAAATCATGTATCCGATCATTTTTTCTTCGTCCTTCCTTCAATTTCATCGATCATTGCCATTACCAGTGCTTTAGCAAACTGGCTATTGTTATGCATTTTAATCAGCAGATTACCTTGCCGGATAAGATACGACCAGTCATCATCCGTTTTCGGATTAGCACACTCTTTATGGATTTTCCAAACCTCTGTGTAGATCTCTTTAATCTCCGGTGGCAATTCACATTTCTCCTTAACTGGCAAATCTTCTTTAGGCTCTTTATCAAGCCTGCTCTTTTGGTGCTTCATCTGACAGCTAACCATTTCAGTAACGTTCTCACGGTCTCTCTTGATTCCGTGACCTTGCAGAAATAATTCGCATTGCAGCACTTCACCGCATTTTGAACATTCGTCTTTTATCTCTTTCCCAAATATCTGCATACGCTTAATCTCTACCAGTGACTACTGCTCTTAAAAATACTCCGATGATGAACAGGATATATACCCATGCAGGAGCATGCAATTGAACCAGTATCCATGCTAAAACTATGTAAATGAAAATCATGTGCTGTACCTCCTAAAAGGCTTTTTTATTTTTGAAAATTTTTTAAAAATCATCCACATTCTCTGTAAAACTTTTCTTCCCGTCCGTCATCATAAATAACTCTTGCAATCGGTTCTGCAGAATGATCCACTTTCTGGCACTTTGGAATACTAAGCATATCTACTCGGTTCTTTATAACCTTGATGTGATTGTCTCTCAGGTATTCTTTGTAGTACCACTTGTCAGATAGCTTGTTTCCACCGGAAATGTTTAGTTTTTGCTCACATTCTTTCTTGCCTATCTTTCCAGTTTTGTACTCCTCTAAAATTTCTAAATAGTTTGATACCGGCAACATTTTAGGTCTTCCTGTTTTCTCCGCTCTTTTTATGACCCTTATGTTTAATGATCCATGTGCAATTTGATGGCAAACATGGCAAAGAGGTACAATGTTCCCTATATTGTTTGTTCCTCCCAATGCCAAAGGAACTACATGGTGATACTCTACATCCAAATTACTTCCACAGTTACAGCAAACTGTTCCAAGCTTATCTTTAAGTTCGTCCTTAAATGACGGTCTGTTAAATTGCAATTTGTTTTGTGTGTAAGATAACTCCATGTTAGTATCACCTCCTGTCGAAGCCTTTTTATTTTTTGGGTAGTTTACTGTACTTGGTAGGGCGGGTTTCCGAATTTCTATAAACCCCCTCCCCCATCATCACCAACATATTTCAACTATGCGCAAAATTCGTGCTTCGCGCAGTCTTTATTGACACGTCCTTAACTATCCCATATTTCCGCATGTTTCCGCTGTTGTTGCTACTCATTCGCATCTGCTGTATTATCTTCATACACTCCGGAATCGGTCAACATTGATTTATTTTGTCCAAAATCTTTGTCTAATCGTGGGAGTTGGTCGGCTGTCCTGGTTATTTTGTGCACAATCTCTTGCTGTGTGGTCTGTTTCCTTCCGTGGTCGTTGTTTAATCGTTCCGTTGCTCCCAGCGCATTTCGCAGATTGAAAGCAACAAGCTGATCGCAATCTGCATCATCTAACCAATTTACAAAAGCTTTTCTGACTTCGTCCATGCTCGATGTACTTGATTTAGTCCTCCATGCACTCAAAGCCTGTTTAGATATCCCTGTTAATATCTTAAATGTATCAGCTGTAGCAGTCATATCATAAGCGTTGGCTAACTCTCTAAGATATAAATAAACCTCATACAACAGATCTATGTTGTACGCATTGTAGTTAGTTAGCATTTGGTTGATACTATTATCCACTACGTTTTGGGGTATATCTTTTAATACATTACTAGGCCTTATATAATTGTTATATATATATTGCATGGCACCATTAAAAACCGGTTGCCGTTGTGATCTCATGTCATCGATGCCATAAGCTGCGCAATAATCGTCAAAGTATTTACGGATATTTTTTTTAATCTCGTCAATGTTTGGAATCTCTCTGACGTCCTGCACCGCTCTGTACCTCCTAAAAATCTGCAATAAAAAAATCACTAAGCATCACTTAATAAACCCATGTTTTTTTGATCTCCTCCACAGATCATGTAAAAACATAAATTTACAAAAGTGACAAGCTAGTGACTTCTTGTCGGTTCCGGTCTGTCGGCTCCGGTGGTCTTGGTTACAATCTGGGCGGCTGCATATCCAGAGGGGGGTTGGATTTACACCGCTGTCACTCGCACCGTGTTAACGTCGGCTCCCTAACTGCTTTTATCATAACACAAGACCTATTTATAAATCCACAACAACCTTTTACGTATTTGATGATTTGTTGTTGTGGTATGTCTGCCGGTGATCCTGAGTATATAAAAATCATATGCTTAAAAAATATCATCCGGTTAAATTTGACAAATGGGATTTTTTGACAGACAGATAGGTAATTTTTGCAGATGGGTACATGGTGGCAGATGGTCAGCTCTAGTATTTATATATACTTGGTTATACAATGTCTTTCTGCACTTATTTATTTTTATTTTATCTAACCTTTATTTTATCTAATCTCCTTTTATTTAATCTGCGTCTACAAAATGTCTACAATTTGTCTACAAAATTTAGCACGTTAAAATATCACAGTGAAAATAGATCAAGAAAAGCAGTCTGTTACACCTGCTTATAGATTACGATATTTTGATTTTAATATGTTTATAAAATCATCTGTTAATAATCCGGTTTCTTTTGCCTTCTGCGCTTCCTCCCTTGCCAATTTTGCAACATTTATGTTTGATGTGGTCACAATCTTGATTTGCTTGTGATTAACAGATACGCAAGCAATCCATTTGTTTTTTACCGTGTCCCAATTAACGCCAGGGATGCCGCTGTTTTTATGTATTCTGGTTGCTTGCTTTTTATCGTTGTATAATTTTTTTGATTTTTTTACTTTTACTTGATTGTTTTTATTCCAAGTTAAAGATTGCTGATTGTCAATTATTTTTAGATGTTTTTTTGCACATTGCTTACAAAATCTTTGTAAGCCGCTGCATTTAATTATATCACATCCGCAAGACTCGCACTGTATAACAGATCCAAGCGGAATTATATAACTGTTTTTTTTGCGTTCTTTGTATCTCTTGGATTGCTCTTTTTTTCGTTCCTGACTGCATTTCTGGCAGTAAAACGCCCTCGGACCACCTAAAAAGCTGGTTCCGCACGTTCTGCAGATTCTTGGTAGTATATTATCTTTCATCTTTTTACTCCAATGCAAAAAAGCGGAGCTTTTCGGCTCCGCTGAATATTTAATAACAAGGGTTTTCCTTTGCTAATTCCCAAACCTCGCCAAATTCCTTTTCGTGGCGTTTTGCATACTCATCAAAAAACTCCTGATCTGTGCAAGGTACTAAATCTCCGTGTATTTGCTCTCTTAAATCGTCATCCATAAAAGATACCGCCAAATCATAATCAATTTCTACTCCATACTCATTTACAACTGTATTTCTCATATTCTCCACCTTTTACCTTTCTTTTATGCTGTTTGTTTACTTGTTCGTCTGATCCGTTCCGCTCTCGCTGTGATCCGGTCAATTAGTGCCCTGTCACCGTATGCGGTTTTGCTGGCAAATAACTCCTGATCGGTCATGCTCTCCAGTGCTTGGAGCGTTTCCTCTTGCACTGTTTCCAGGGCTTGGAGTTCTGCCATGTTAAATTCTTTCAGCCGTTCGGATTCCGTTGTTTCCAGTTGATCCCGGTAGTACTGGAAGAACTGCCGGACGTTTGAACGGATCCGGGCGGCTTTCTTTGCTGTGATCTGCTCCGGCGTTCCTTTCATGTCGTTCGCTCCTTTCGTTCGTTTGTAATTGTATTATACATTACTCAATTTATTATGTCAATACATTTTTATAAATTACTCAATATTTTTCATTTTTGCTTTTATTGCCTCTAATATATAAGCGTTTAGGCTTAAGCCGTCCTTTTCTGCTGCTGCTCTCACCTGGTCCCTATATCCATTTGGTAGCATGACAGATACCCGATCATATTTAGATTTGTTGTACTCGTTTTGCTTATTATAACGCTGTTCTAATTTTCTTTTTGCTTCCAATAATTCCATTTTGTGTACCTCCTTTTTACTTATTATAGTATACTCAATTTAATTTATCAATATACAACATTCTTTTTGTATAAATTACTCAATATATTTATTGTTTAATTGTGCAATATGCTATTTTGTAAAATATTACTCAATTTATATTGACTTATGCAATTACTCAATATATAATAGCATTAACAACAGAAAACAAAAGCCGGTGACCACCTACCAAGCGAACACCGGCACCCAAAAAGAAAGGCACCCATATTATAACACGGGTGAAAAGGTAAATCAATATGTATAACTATTTAGAAGCAATGAAAGAAGATATCAAAGAGTACATCAACAACGAGATTAATTTAGAAGATTTTGCAGACCGTGACGAGCTGGAAAGCTACTTAAATGATGAGCTTTTTACAGAAGACAGCGTAACCGGAAACGCAAGCGGATCTTACACTTTTAGCAGAGCACAGGCGCAGGAATATGTTAAAGATAACATTGATCTTTTAAAAGATGCTTGCGAAGAGTTCGGAACAGATGCCGCAACGGTTGGAGAATGGTTTTTATCTGAGGACTGGGAAAAAATGGACGTAACAATTAGATGTTATCTGTTAGGGCAGGCAATCGCCGAAGTTTTGGACGATATGGGGGAAGAATAAGAGCATGGAGAATTTTATATTACTAATTTTTGCAATGCTCGCCGGGTATGTGCTCCGGTATTATAAAGAGTTTAGCAAGTAAGACAGGCTTACACCGGGGATCGTGTCCCCGGCTTGCTTTTACCCGGATAACCGGGAAAAAATGAAAATGTGGAGGAACAAGAAAATGAAAATTATAGAAATTTCGGCAATGCCTGACGGCACAGAAATACAACTAGAGGATTGGCACGACAAAAACACAAAAGATTATAATGATTTATACGGTTATGTAATAGGTGTATATCCAGTTGCTAAAAATTCCGGTCGTTTGGGTTGGGTAAAATCCGGAGAAAAATTTAGAATATCAATTAATTATAATAAATATGCAAATTATACTGATGAAATGGTGTTGAATGATTTTGAAGCGTTAAAAAATGGAGAAAAAACATTATCAGATTTAAAAGATCATTTTTTTAATAACTTTAAAGATCAATTTTATTTAGGAATCATAGATTTTGAACCTTGACAGCCGCCGCAGAGGATGCCCGCCGGATCACTACCGGCGGCGGTTTTATGGGTGAAATTTACCCAAAAATAAAAAAAAGGAGGTTACCATAGGATGGAAGAAAAGAACATTGAAAGACTATACAAGCTGTTAGAGTGTGCGGAGCGAGAGAAAGACACGGAGACAGCCGCAGTTTTGCGATGGGCAATTTTTGAACTGGAAAACAGATAAAAGACGGCTTGCAACCGTCTTTTTGTCGTGTTCCGTTGGATCTGCTGCCGTCTGGCGGTCTATTTGTGTTACTCTTCCACCGGATCCGGTCAGATCCTGCGCCCAGATATATTGACGGCTTGCGCTGTCTTGGTGTACAATCAAATATTACAAGGGGATTATACAAAATGCGAAAATTGGGAATCGGTCATGTATACGATATCATGGAGAGCGTAGCGGATGCCGGGGAGCGGCTGGAAACCGTTATACGGGTGGAGACTGCCGCCGGTGGTATGTCTCCGGAATCTGCGGAGCTGTTGCGGTCTGCGTATGATTCCATGCTTTCTGCAGTCGGAGACCTTGCGAAAGCTGCGACACGGTGACCGGGTGACAGGTTCAGGACTCGCACTGCAGAAGTGCGCAGATGTTCCACACCTTGAATCGGTCTGAAAAAATCTGCGAAAAAACTCTGAAAACGGATTTTTCAGCTTGAAAAGTGCTACCCAGGGGGGATTAAAAATTTTTTTATTATATTTTGACGAAAAATTTTTCTTTCAAAAACCTCTGAAAGCGAGATTTTCGGTTGAAAATGCAGACCCACGGGGGTATCAAAAGAAACACATTAAAATTTTTTCAATACTTCACATCTATTTATCGACAGAATACCACAAATGTGTTAAAATTTTATAAAATTCAAAATGAAAGGGGTAATTACTCTATGAAACAAAGTCCTTTAGGAATCACTTCAATGGTGCTTGGTATTATAAGCATCCTCACAGCTTGTATAGCTTTTGGCATTGTGCCAGGTATTATAGGCTTGATACTCGCTATTATTGCTCTGTGTCAAAAAGACAGAAAGCACGGAACAGCTATCGCAGGTCTTGTGTGTTCTGTTATCGGAATTGTAATTTTTGCCATTGTGGTATTGTTTGTAAATGGTGTATCCGATAGCAACAAGGAATCTACTGGAAAACAGACATCGGTTTCTGCAACAACGGAAAGTTCTGCCGCAGTATCAGAAATCACACCGGAATCTAAAGTTGAAGAAGCGGAAGTACCGAGTGGTACTGTTATTTCTCCCGGTTACACATTCGATGCGGACGGCTTGCAAGTCACTATTAATGATTTTGACCTTGACTACACTGATTATGAGGATGAATACGGTTGGAACGCTCCTGCTGATGGAACAAAATACATTATGATTGATGTTTCTTATCAGAACAACAGCAAAGATGATAAGTATGTAAGCATCTACGATTTCCAGTGCTACGCAGACAATACAGATTGTGAGCAGAATTACAGTGTTGTTGATAGTTCTTCGTTGAATGCTAATCTTTCAAGCGGAAGAAATACCTCTTACAAGATTGCATTTGTAGTTCCGAAGGATGCGCAGAGTATTGAACTGGAATACGAAACAAGCATCTGGACTGGGCATAAAGAAATCATAAAATTACAATAGAATATTGATTTTAAGGGCATCCGCAAGGGTGCTCTTATTTTTTTATGTTGCGAACCTACGTTCTGAATGATATAATATGTGTCAGTTAGGAAGTCTTGCACTACGTCCGGAGAGTGAAAGCTGATTAGACAGCCTAGATTGCAACCAAGACCCGGAATAAAGACAGACCAAAAAAAGATTGGAAGCTCGCTACTCCAACAGTAACAGGGGTAGTGGGCTTATTTTTATGCTCTTCTGCCCCATGACAATGTATTGTTTGGAGGTAGAAAATGTTAGTTGAAATCAAAACAGTAAACAAAGAAGAAGTAACCGTTGTAACGAGCCTTGATGTTGCAGAAACATTCGGAAAAGAACATTATCACGTAATTGAAGATATACGTGAGATTGCATCAAAAATTAGTACACCCGAATTTTCGGGGCTATTCTATGAGACAGAATATAAGGCATCAAACGGAAAGAAAAATCCTATGTATTACATGAACAGAGATGGCTTTACGCTTTTGGTCATGGGATACACAGGCGAGAAAGCTATACAATTTAAAATGGCTTATATTAAGCAGTTTAACGCTATGGAAAAGGCTCTTATCGGCAAAATACGGGAACGTGAAAAAGGAATTGGTGTCCGCAGGGTACTTACGGATAGTTTGCAGAGGACTTCCGAAAATGAACGGATGCACGGTCATGCATACTCTACCTACACCGATTTGATTTATAAATCAGTATTCGGAAAAACCGCAAAGCAATTACGGCTTGACCTTAATATTGGCAATAAAGAAAACATCCGGGATTATCTGACTGAGGAAGAACTACTGTTAGTTCAGAATGCAGAAATGCTTGTAAGTTCACTGGTTGGATACGGTTGGGGATACGGAGAAATTAAGGAATTTTTGGAAAATAAGTCGGTGAATAAACTGGTCGGATGATAGACGCCCTAGATTCAATCTAGTGCATTTTTATTTTTTGAAAAAATGCTTGACTTGTATCTCGAAACATTATATAATGTATCTCGAAACAAGGAGGTGATACCCATAGCACCTAAAAGCAGAGCCGATTACTTCAAAGAGCGAAGAAAGAAAACAAAAAATTTTAGTGTTGAAATCGAAAAGGAAAAGTTTGAGAAGTTAGAGGAAAAACTTTCCCAAAAAGGATTGACTAAAACGAAATGGTTTAACGAAAAAGTTGATGAAGAAATCGGAAACTAAAAAAGAAGGAGCAGCCATACCCGCAAAGTAACCGGCTGCTCCTTTACCCCAAAAGGATTATGTAAATTATAGCACTGCATCTTCCTTTTGGCAAATTATTTTTGATTAAATGGAGGAGCTGAAAATGAGAGAAGAACTTATCAAAAAAATTATCTGTAACCTTGAAAATACCAGCATTCATTTCCTCAAATGCATATTGGCATATACAAATATACTTTGTGATAGATAAAAGAAAGGAAAAATAATATGGAAAATATTGTAAACGTTGAAGGAACAGAGTTAGATGTCAGAGAATACAATGGTCAGATGGTTGTTACTTTTGACGATATCGACCTTGTTCATAAAAGACCAAGTGGCACGGCTAGAAAAGCGTTTAATAGAAACAAAAAGCGCTTTATAAATGGCGTTGATTATATTGTTTTGGAAAAAGAAAATTCTAATGTCCACCGGGTGGACATTAGAAATATTGATATTCCAAACAGAGGTATTACTGTATTCACCGAAAGCGGATACCTTATGCTTGTAAAGCCATTTAAGGATGATTTATCATGGAAAGTTCAGAGGAGCCTTGTCAATGCTTATTTTGCATTAAGAAATCAACATCCAGCACCTACTTCCACCACAGCAATCGAGGAAAAGCCGACATTAGAGTTTGAAACAGACTGGTTCTGCATCAACCGTGGCAAAATCAACTACATCTGCCGTTGCTACGACATTACATCAAAGGAATATATGCACCACTTACTTGAAGTTTTGGGAAGAACGTATAATTTTGATGAAGCAAAGAGAATTTACAGCGCAACGACCGGAAACTGGAAATGCAGAAATTCCGAAGTAATCACATACTTCCCACAGCTTTCAGAACTTGCATCTAAAATTCTTCAGCAAGATGTTGATAACTGTGCAACAGAAGAGACCCCATAACAGGGGTCTTTTCTATGCCATTATTTCCATGTATCCGCTTATCAGTTCATCAGCCAGCGCAAATACTTCTCTTCCGTAGGTAGCCAAAAAGTCGGCAACAATCTCTTCCGTCTGAATATCCATAGTCAAATTGTAGGATAGGCAGAACGCATGGCACAATTCATGGCACAGCACACGGTCATAGAAATTTCCATGAATCATATTTGATATGTAAATATCTCTTGTGTTCCTGTCTGTCATTCCAAACGTATATGTACCATCAGAACGCATCAGCATAGGGCTGTGACTGCATACACGGCTTAAATTCCAGTCTATTCCATTTATTGTGAACAACTTACCACCTCCAACATAAAAGGGGCTAAATAAGCCCCTTAAGTGTTTAACCGATTTTTGTTACCAGTGCAGACAGCTTGTTCCGCAGTACCGTCTTTTCTTCCGGTGTTGCATCGTTGATAATCTCCGTCATGTCGTTTGCAAGTTCGGTCATGTATGTGTTTAGGTCACGGACTTTTGCTTCTTTGTCCTGCTGCGTGTTAGCCTTATGCAGTTCCTTATTTTCCATGTAGGCTCTGCGGCTCATGCCACTTCTGCCCTCTCTTGCATCACGCATACCGGATGAAGAAGTTTCCGTGTAGTACATACGCCCCATGTCTCTGTCCATGTCACGGTGATACATTTCCGGGGTCATGTGGTAATAAGGTGGCTCTTCATAACCTCTGCGGTAGGTTCCACGACCTTTAGGTGCAAATCTGCCGTCAGCATAGCGGTAATGGTCATAGAACCGTCTTCCACCATCCCCATAACGTTCAAACATTTCCATGTTTTCGTCCGAATCATATTCCTGCATGGTTTTTGTCAGTTCCCGATAGTACATAGCTTCCGATAAGTCTTTCATCATATCAACTACTTTTCCCATTTCGCAAGTGTCTACATGGTCGATGCCCTTGTCAAACTGCGTTTTAGCGCATTCAGAAAGTTTTTCAATCATTTCATGCATTCTCTTAACATCCATGATTTTTCACCTCCTACGCTTCACGAACGGCAATCAAATTGCTGTTCTGCACTTCAATAGCTTGCGTAGAAGTGTTCTGAACGGCTACCGTACTGCAGCATCCACGAGGAACATCAATGTAAGCCTGAGCAGATACATTGAAGAAATTCTCTACTGCTGCCGGAGTTACAATCATTCTTGTGGACTGTAAAGGTTCCCCGTCTAACGCCAGTGCAAGGGAAATTTCCCCAACAGTTCCACCAGTGGGAATCTGAATGTTACCGGAATAACTTACAAGGAATCTTGCACGACACTGATTAGTGATACCTCTTAACTTCACAATTCCGGATCCCTCTCTATGATTGATACAGTTACTTCCATTTACGGCAGTTTCAGTAAAAGCAACGTCCGCTCCTGCTGCCACAGTCTGTAATGCTACTGCTGTATATTCAGCCATAATAAATACCTCTCTTTCAAAATCAAAGGGGCAAACCATATAGTCTGCCCCATGTTGTCAGTAATTCTGCATAGCAGACATAACCTTAAGGTTAAGTTACTCGATATGCAGTTTTAGCATCCGCAACCAGTGTTGCAACCGCATCCGTAATATACGTTAGGGTTGGGAACTTGGTATGCAGGAATGGGTGCAGGATTCACAGCGTTAATAATCTGCTGTGCCTGTGCACTCATGGCAGTGGTCAGAAGAGCATTCTGACGATCCTGAGAAGCGGCTCTGCGCAGATCGTTGTTCTCTGCCTGCAGAGTAGCAATCTTATCCTGACATAAGTAGTCAAGGATTGCTCTCGTACCGGCATTCTGACTGTCGATAATATCACGAGTGTTGTTATTCATGGTGTTCTGCAATGCGCAAGTATTGGTTGCCATATTGTAGTTTACACCCTGGATAGCTTCACGGGTATCGCAGCAGCACTGTGCTAACTGTGCCTGTAAAGCGTTAGCATTCTGCATTCCTGCTACGGTGTCTGCATTGATAGCCTGTTGGATGCCATAGCCAGTCTGTAAAATGTTGGTATTTACGCCATTAAATCCGGTAAGCATACCGTTGTTCACAGCGTAGAATCCGTCACACAGACCGTTGTTGATTCCGTCCAGTTTACCGATGATAGACTGGGTGTCGAACCCTCTTTGTAATGCAGAATCGGTGTAGTAACTGGAATTAGAGCCATTACCGCCCCATCCATTACCGCCCCAACCTCCAAAAGCGAAGAAAAGGACGAAAATAATAATCCACCATGCACCATCGTCGCCCCATGCACCGTTGTTCCCATATCCGCTGTTGGCAGGCATAACAGGCATGGTAAAGGGAGTATTGTTACTCTCAAACATAATTTTTACCTCCATATAAGATTTTTTATACTTAATCTTGCAAGAATTTAGTATCTACTTCATAGGAAATTGACGCTTGAATTTTTCAAATTCAGAATCAAAATCTACGCCACGTTCCTTAGCAATATTTCTGCCAAAATTTTCAACACCTGATATGTCACCTTTTTGCGCCATTCCCATTACATTTCTAATCATGGGGTTTTGCATCATCTGACTATTTCCCATAATCCCTTGAATTATTTGTTGTGGATTTCCCATCCCTTTGAGCATCTGCATAGGATTCATCATTTTCATTCTGCATCATCCTTTCTTTGCGATTGTGGAGTTTTCCTTTGCGTTTGCGAAGTTTTCAACTGTTCAATCTTTTGTTCCAGTTCATCGAAACGCTTCATAAATACCGCTGTGGCTTCGTCTGATAGGTCAAATTTCGCCTTTTCTGTGTCTGACGGTAAATTGTTAGGGTCTGCATCTAAAACAGGCTTGTAAAGCCTTGTATAGATTTTCCCATCTGCTCCCCAGGATTTAGCATAGATCTCCGACAGGTCCTGTTTTGGGAAAAATGCTGTGTTTCCATCCATAGGAACCTCATTCGGTGCTATGCACTCTTGCGCCGGTACAATACGACCGTACATCTGTACTGTGTTTTGCTGTGGCTGTTGCATAAATTGCTGTGGTTGGAATTGCTCCTGTTGTGGCATAAACTGTCCGTACATAGGTGTTCTATACTGCGGATTGAAATAGTTCGGATTCATAATCGGCTGCGGCATGGCTATTCTCCCTTTCTTCCATTGATTCTATCTGTTTCGCAATTTCAACTTCATCAAGTGTCTGATATGTCGGCTTGTTCATAAGTCCCAACGGACTGAAATTCATAAGCATTACCCGTTTCTCCTAAAACTTCCTCGATCACATGAACCATGATTGATTGATACTTAATCGGCACTTCCCTTGTACGTTCTTTGCTGAATATATGTTCCAGTGTTTCATCTGAAAATTTGAATTTTCCCATAAGGTCATCCCTCCTTATGATTAAATTTTGGCATAAAAAAAGTCGCATATAGTGACACATATACGACACTTTTGCGACAAACGAAAAAATATGCAGTTTTAAAAGTATGATAAATACAGCATTAGCACATCCTATTGCCACTCCAATGATTATCGGTGAGATACGCAGATTTTTACGGGATAACAATAGCATCCGTGTTTCACGGTCTCTGAAGGACACCGCCTACAAGGCAATCTACGCCCGCGATACCCTGACCAGGAAAAATCTGAAGGAGCCCACCATGGAAGAGATTGCCGCAGAGGTAGGTATCTCCAAGGAGGACATCGTCTATGCCCTGGATGCCATGCAGAATCCCATGAGCCTCTACGAACCGGTCTACACCGACGGTGGTGACACCCTCTACGTCATGGACCAGATCAGTGATAAAAAAAATAAGGAAGAGACGTGGGTGGAACATCTCTCCCTCAGTGAAGCCATGAAACGTC